TATCCATTATGATTTTAACTTGATTAAAGTGTTATTACTATTATATGATATATTATTCTAAAACTAAACCTAATAGAATTGAAATCTCTCGGAGTCTTTGTTTTAAATCTATACAGACCGACCGATCGACCGACCGATGACCGCCGCCGTCGCCGTCGCCGTGTCGTCGTATTACGGCCCTCGCGGATATACCCTTCTCAAAGAATGTATGGACACAGCCGACCTTACATTGTTGAGAGACGAACTCACCGTTGGCGCATATGTGCCTAAAGCGCCAGTCCAAGCCCCTAAATTCCCGATTTACCGCGAATGTTCTAAAAAGATATATATTCCGCGGTTTTATGGAACCAAAATATATGGCATCCCTGAAGAAACGCGAATCCCCCCCGGCGCGCCTGTATCCGAATCTCTCGTATTCTCCGGCGAGATGCGCGAATATCAAAATATAATCGTGGACAAGTATATTCATCAAGTCACCCGACCGGAAAATGCGGGGATGGGCGGCGGCGGGCTTCTAGATGTAGACCCGGGCAAAGGGAAGACCGTTATGGCGCTCAATATCATCGCCAGGCTTCGCGTGAAGACACTCGTCGTCGTCCATAAAAGTTTCCTTTTGAATCAGTGGATTGAGAGAATACAGCAGTTCCTGCCAGCTGCTCGTGTCGGAATGATTCAAGGACAAATCGTGGATATCGACGATAAAGACATCGTCATCGGGATGCTCCAATCTCTTTCAATGAAGGAGTATCCGAGAGATATGTTTGACACATTTGGTCTCACAGTCTACGACGAATGCCATCATATGTCCGCGGAAGTATTCTGCCGGTGTATGATGAAAATAGTTACAAAATACACGCTCGGCCTTTCCGGCACAATGGTGCGCAAGGATGGACTGACAAAAGTATTCAAACATTTCCTGGGGGACGTGGTCCATAAAGAGAAGAACGACACGACGACCCACTCGGTGATTGTGAAGGGGATTCAGTATAAGGTAAACGACCCCGAATTCAATGAAACCGAATATGACTATCGCGGCAACCCCAAATTCAGCACGATGATTTCTAAAGTGTGTAATTACAATAGGCGGAGCGAGTTTGTCCTGGACGTGCTACAAAATGAGCTGGCGACGAACCCGGACCAACAAGTGATGATACTGGCGCATAATCGGTCTCTCCTAGAGTATTTCCACGACGCGATAGAACACCGGAAAATCGCGTCGGTTGGGTATTATGTGGGCGGGATGAAAGAGGCCGCGCTGAAATTGAGTGAGAGCAAGAAGGTGATTATAGCGACGTATGCGATGGCGTCGGAGGGGTTGGATATCAAGACATTGACGACACTGATTATGGCGTCGCCGAAAACGGATGTGTGTCAGTCCGTTGGGCGCATCCTGCGCGTGAAACACGCCTCCCCCCTCGTGATTGATATCATCGACCCACAGGATGTATTCCGCAGCCAGTGGCTGAAACGCCAGACCTATTATATCAAACAGAAATACCGTATCATAATTACAGACACGGAGGGGTATTATAAAAATAACTGGACGGTGAAATATGAGCCGAAGGCTGTGGCGTCAATGAAGTCGGCGTCCGCGGCGACTCTGGCCGATGCGGATATTATTGAAATTGATGAAGAGACGGGTGTTCTCTCGGTGACGACAGAAACAAGCGCCAAATCCAAAATAAAGTCGACCATTCCGAAGATGAATGGAAAGTGTATGTTTCAGTTAACGGAGTGAACGGAGTCACGGAGTCACGGAGTAACGAAGTCACGGAGTAACGAAGTCACGGAGTCACGGAGTGAACGGACACGACGACACAGTCGGAGTCGGAGTCACGGAGTCACGACGACCGGAGTCCTAGGATACAGGATGGCAACTATTATATGCGGTAGGAGCCGCAGGATTTGCTAGAGCGGTCGTGCTTGGTGTGACACCTGACCCGGGCCCCCCGATAGAATACCCAGCATTTACGCCTGACGCGGCACTACTGCCGTAAGGCGCGCCCCATCCGCCTCCACCGCTTTGACTCCTGTGCTTTCGACTGCCGCGACACGACTTACAGTGACGGCAGGTGCGCATACGGCGACTACGACGCCCCCCGAATCCAGTAACGATATCGCAATTACACTTTTTATTACGTCGTCCGGTTTTACGAACTTTTCGCTTACTCTTACTCTTACTACTGCGTTTGCGACGACTACCGCCACCAGACGTTACCGAGTTATAACCAACCGTGACCGGCGCATACGACCCGCGCGCATACGCGCTATCCACATTCCCGCCATCAAATGAATGAAACTGGCTCATCCCGCCTCCTCCTTGAACAAACGCGCGGCCAGCCTGGCCCTGATACATATTCCCGGTTCCACCGCCGCCAACAGGGATTTGTTTGCTTGATAACGCAATTCCCGCGTTATGCTCGGCTAGGGGGTTTGAATTCATATATTGCGACATTATTAGAATACTATTATATACTAACTATATTATTATTAGTATTTCAATAATAATAATAATAATAATAATAAACCGTTATGGTTTACGACCGATAATTCTTATTGGAACGCCTGCGGCAAAATGTGCGCTTGGTTCCGCGAGCATACTTACAGCTCACTCTCAATTTGCGACTGTTACACTTCTTCTGGGTTTTTGAACGGCAAGGAGACGAACGCAAACGCGCTAAATATTTCGTCTGGTTCTTGAAAACAAACGGTTTGATTCTGCGGATTTTCTGACCACTGATGGGTGCGGATGGCTGAAGATTCATATGTTCGCCGCCTAGACGGTTTTTTCTTGCGCCACCAGTGAGTGGTTCGTTAGATATTGCGTCTGATTGTGATGACATTGCGATGGTATTATATATAATAGGATAGGATATTATATATTCATTCGCTCGTTATTACTCGCTCGCTCGTTATTACTCGCTCATTCATTCATTCATTGTCAATCAATGCGCCGAGAATCAAACGCATTGCGGGCTGCTTCTCTCGACGACAGCCACGAATATGCGAATGAAGTTCGTCTAACTGCGACATTTGCGTAATATGGTCTCGAGCGTCCATCATAATTGCGGGGGTTGGAATGCCGTATTCTTTCTCAAACGGGTCTATGATATTTCTAAATAGATAGTCAAGAGCGATTTTATAGCTATACATCGATGGTGGAATATAACTCAACGGGTTGCTGAAATTATTGACATTAAATACAAGACCGTTTACGATATACTTATGTGCCCATATATATTCAAACATTTCTCTTGTGTTATGGATACCGTCGTGTGAAATGGCGGTATGAACCCACAATAGCGGAGGCGCAGCCGGAGCACGAGGCGGCCTCGCCGGAGCCCCACGACCCGCGAGGTCCCCTACACTCCGCACAATACATTCATTTGAACCGACGAACCGTCTTCCCGCAATCACCAACGAATTATCGCCGACAAGTGATACTTGACGCGCATTATGGCAAATCATTGGAACACGGTATTCGCGAAGAAACGATATAACCGCCGGCGAAGAAGCCGACGAAACCGCATAACACGGTCGGACACGTGGCATTTGTTGCGCCAAATCGAGAAACACTTTCGATAATCGCCGATACGGCAAGGAACGGGAAAAGGACACAGTATACGACATCTAATGACTAGTAAATACGATAGTATACGACAGTATACGATAGTATACGAGTTATATTTATACCTATTTCTTACCGTGCGTGATGCGCCTGGAGTTCAAATAACGAAACTCGTGCTGTTTCACTTGTTGGTCAGTGACAACGCCCGCGCCCGCGCCCGCACCCCCCGCAGTGACGACCTGGAACGGCACCCAACGACAAAACCGTTTATGAAACCGACACACCATTATATACTCCTTATGAAGTGAAACATACTTGTCAGGTTCAGTATTCTCAAATTCGGTTTCGTCTTCGCTTTCCTCTAATGCGTCCAGACTCTGATTTTCCGCAATATTGCGGAATAGTCGATTCATCATAACACTCGTTTTATAACTCGGTATATGTGCGAAATTATGAAACACCGGTTCGCGTCCACGAGACGGCATAACAAATAACTCGTATATATCATTTTGAATATTAGGTCGGACGATAAATGTTGCCTGGATATTGGTAAGCATTTCGTCGGTTGGCGGGATATAGGGTATTTGAGTCGTCGCCGTCGCAGTCGCAGTCACCGTCGCCGTCGCCGTCGCCGCCGCTATGGGGACGGCGACCGGGACGGCAGCAAAAGGCAATTTCGCAGATACACGACCATTTCTAGCGTCGTTCGTATCACTCATACGCTGAACCACCCTTGTGTGTGTATTATAACGATACTGAATTGCGTATACTTGATACGGTAACCCTTGCGCAATAGATTCGGCATCTTGTTCACTATTACATAATACAGGAAGTCCAAATACTACGCTCTTTTGTTTCGTATACGCAACTTGCCGGATTTCTCTTTCCGCAAATATAGTTTCACATAACCGAACGTGACCGGATAATGTGAGCGAAGGAATCGGATTCCCTTTATACCAGTAAATTGTATGGATAGAGAAACACGTCTTGTCCGTCAACCGAAATAGCACGCCGCCAAATACAGTTCCATAGGCGAGTGAACTATCCATACACGCATCATAGATACGGACAGAACCGGGATACCAGCTATTTTCTTGTTGGAATCTGCGAAGGATAGGCGATACGCCACCGACGCTGTGATTCGCCCCAGCAATATCAATCACTGCTACTATTTTACGTCGTTTCCATTCCGTCACCCACGCCACACACCGCTTTCCCTTTGGAAGAATAAAGCATTTATAACCTGACACGAGTGGTTCGTTCTTATGAATAGATGCTTCATAAGAAAGTCGAGTATTCGGAAAACTTGCCAATAAACTGTCAGAGTCTTGCGAATTCAAGACGCCGTCGCCGTTGCCGTCGCCGTTGCCGTTGCCGTTGCCGTTGCGATGATTATTATTGTAAAAACGGGGAGTTGCCATATAATAAATATCGCGTATGCGTATATATATATTATACGCGAGTTCACTTTAACTCATTTCATAGCTCGGGCGAAAATTATCACTTGAAGATTTGGATTTCAGTCCAATTCCGCGTAAGAATGTTTTTAAATCCGTCTTCATATCGCTTGGGATGGACGAGGACGACGACGTGGAAGAGGGAATAATATCACTTGTATCATACGTGTGTATACTTGTATCATACGTGTGTATTCCTAAATGCGCCGATTGCGCCGGCACCGACTTTGCGTTATCTAAATTTTTATTGATTGTATCAAACAGCGATTTATATTTCTGTTTCGGGCAATGTATTAAGTCTTTCACTTTTGGCGCGGTCAATGTAGTTTCAAAATAAATATACAAATAATGAATAATAACAATTAAGCTGATAGAAAAGAGAATATTTTGAATGAACCACAACATTACGATTATGATGTAACTATATTGTATTCAAGTGTATATTACGAACATAATTTGAAGTGGTCTAAAAACGAAATAATATCGTCGATACACGTTCGGGTTAATATATCCGAATGGTTCGGTATAACGCCATTTTCGGTAGTCATATAAAAATCAAGGACGTCGGTCTCCGTCTCGTTTAATAGAAACACGAATGCGCTCATTGATTTCGGATGTGTTTTAACGACTTTTTTAATATGCCGTACAACGGTGTGATTTGCGGAAATATTGTGGCGCGTATCGTTGGCGATGGGAGGCGTCAATTCATAATAACTTTCATCTACCAGGACCGGGATCCCCGTCGTCGTCTTGGCGATTTCCATCATCCGAACTTGTCCGTCCACCGGAATGCGCTCGTGTAGATTCTGTTGACGCGTGGCGTCATTTGCGCGGATTTCATATATGGCGTCTTGCGTTAGAACGAGATGTTCCATTTTTTTATCTACGAAAAACAGTTCAGTTCCCTTCGGGCGAAGACGACCCCTTTCAATGATTTGATGTATTTTCGAATATCGCGCACACATTTCTTCTAATGTTATATCCAGTATATAAATCCGTGGCTCGGTCTGTTGCTTTGTTTGAATAAAATGCGTACTTGTATTGTTTCTGTAAATGGTGCTGAGGCCGGAAATCATCATGGCTTGTCGCGCATTTTGCCCCCTTTTTTGTGCGCGGAAATTATTGGGTTTATCCATTGTCGTGTGTTATATAATATCACGTCGTATGTTTATGTCATTTCGCGGCCACGAAACAATATAGAAACAATTCGCGTATTCTATACACAACCATGTCACCGTCGTCATCTTCGGCCGCGACCAAAACGACAATTGTTATTGTCTCCAAAACGAGTTCTCTTTCGGAATGTGTAGTTGAACCGAATAAAGAGACTACCGTTGGAGAGCTTGCCGTACTGTTATCTAAAAAATGTGGATACAGGAATCCCGAAGGGTTTGTGTGTTGTCATACGTGGAGATACAAGAATAAACACGCCACTGCCGCTGTCGCCACTGCGCCTACCGCGAAGTATATTTATGTGGATATTTGGGCGAAATCCGACGGACGCGCAGGGCAAGAGAATAAATACGAATTGCCGCCGCCAATAGACGAACATTTATTCTTTGGAAATATGGCACTTGTCGCCAGAATAGATAAGGAGAACGCAATTGATATGACAATTGAATTATGGAATAAGATATATGAGTCACTATTTGACGGATTTGAGGACTTGGCGGCTACAGCGGCGGAGGATGAAAATGAAGTGGATGAGCTGGACTCCATTCCTGCGTGTAAAAAGACGACTAGCGGGTATTTGAAGGACGGGTTTGTCGTGGACGATGCCACCCCGCGCTGTAAACGGAATACGCGCAAATCAGAATCGACCGAGGGCGAGTTTATAACCGAAACAGAGACGGAATCGTCTACGACTTCTGATACGGATGGGGGTGAAATTGTAGCAAAGATTATTGCCAAACCGAAGCGACAAGCCGCGGTTAAGAAGCCCACAGTGGGCGGAAAACCCAAAAAGACGGTTGAAGAACCCGTCGTAGCGCAAGAAAGTGAGTCGGAATTAAGTGAAGACTCGTATGACTAACGACCGGTCGGGTCCGTAAAATTGAATAAAGAAATCTATAGTTATACAATTAATACATCCGATGTCATTTATTCAAACGATTGCGTATCCTGACAACTTTCGCGCCGAAGTGCGCAAACGAATTGAGGCGCTTCTAGGCGGCACCGGCACCGACACCGGCACCATCGCGTCCAATATCGAAAAAGGCATATTCAATTGGACCATTCAGCACGCAACCAAAAACAATATTGTGAAAAAATGGTCCAACCCATTCTTCATCACATTATATATTGACCGACTGCGTTCTGTGTATATCAACTTGAAGAAACCAGACGTATCAAGCGCCGTTATATCCGGAAATATCAAAGCACCCGAACTCGCATTTATGACGCACCAGGAAATTTGCCCCGACAAATGGAAACAACTCATTGAAGACAAAAAGGTTCGCGACAAACAGAAATACGAGCCGAACATTGAAGCATCCACCGACAATTTCACGTGTAATAAGTGTAAATCCAAGAAATGCACGTATTATCAGCTTCAGACTCGTTCGGCTGATGAGCCTATGACGACATTTGTCACGTGCTTGGAATGCGGAAAGCGTTGGAAGTGCTGAGATAATACGACATAAAGAATAATACTATTGAAATAGTAAAAAGATGTCTCGTAATTTTTTTACTATTATAAAATCATATTTCCGGTGTTGTTGTTGTGATAAACACAAAAAGTCCGAGACCGAGACCGAGAGCGACGGCGATACCAGCGGCTTCACCAGCAAATACCCACAAAATTGTGGAGATAGCAGTCCATTTTCATTTGACGACCTTACCTCCTCCGCAAATGATTCCGGTACATCTAGCAACTGGTCTTCGTCATCTACATTGGATGGATATGACGAAAAACAAAAGCCGTTTTTGAAAGAATCAGCTCAACGTATAAAAAAATATCAACGCAAATTATTTCATCCTTATGAAGAAGACAGTCAATGATGTCTAAAGTATCTCTAAATCTTGAATTCGCCAATATTCAGAACCGCCATTTGGTAATGGGCGTCGAATAATAAAGGGGGTCTTCTTTTGTTCTAATTCCTTCACCGCGATGAGGTATCCGTCAATTACGGTAGAATCAATCTTAATAAATGCGGGTGCGCCTTCATTGATTTGTTTTGCGCGTTGCCCCAATATCCGCGTTTTCTCATATTTCGTCATAATCGGAATGGTTCGGTGTAAATCATCCACGATGATACCGGCGCTATTTCGCACGACACGCGACAGTGTTTGGATTTCGTCATAGTTGTGCGAGAATGATTCTGGGTGATATGTCGCAATATAACTTTCACGAACATTTGATTTCAGTTTCTGGAAATATTCCGACGAGCCTTTATCCTCATTTTCATCGTCGTCTTCTTCGTCTTCGTCTTCGTCGTCGTCAAAATGGATACCGTGCGGCACCCCCAGTAATGTGAGGTCATCTTCTGTATTTTTCTTGGAGGCTGTCCGCCGTTTCTTTCCATTCTTTTTTGATTCACCGACGCCCTCGCCGCCATCACCGCCGCCCTCGCCGCCGCCCTCGCCGCCACCGTCACTATCACCGTCTTCTTCTCCTTCACTTGGTTCTGCGTCATCGTTGTCATCGTCGTCACCAACCGACGACGTCTCATTTGTTGTATGGGTATCATCATCGGACGATTCTGATGCTATATCATCATCGTCGTCTACCGGTAATACCGGGGCGGCTTCTTCATTTTCAGAATCATCGGCGTCCACCGCCGCAGCAGCAGGAGTTGGCAACAGTTTTTTAAGTGAAAGAGGTTTCGACATTAGCTGCGTTATGTATATATAATTATCACACTTTATTATGTTTCAATTTATTGTTTTACGTGGATGAATAGTAAAACAATAAAAATACGGCGATCGGTCGGTCGCTCGCTCGCTCCACGCGGGTATTTAACGAGTGGCCGGGCAACCTAGACTAATACCGCTGGTGGTGATTTTGGGGCAGGTCGCATTGATGACCTTGATAACATCCTTCACGGGCTGGACGAGGTGGGGGCGGATTTGCGAATACGAAGGCAATCTCAGACTCTTCGCATCGGATTCGGCATTGGCAAAAGAAATAGGATTCATTGTTATACTATAATGCTATATTTTATTTTCACTAAAATTCCGCGGCCGTCGCCGCCGTTACTGTTGCTCGGTATTCCATACCTTGTCGCATTTCGCGCACAAGTATACATACTTCAGGTTCGTGTCATCATACCGAACATAAATGATTTCCGACTTGGGTGCGACACCCCCGCCACCAGTGCTGCCCTGGTTGCTAGAACATTCGTCATTAGGACAGCGCATTGTATGAATCCGCGGCAGTGTTGGGTCCAGCTTCGTATATTTATTCACCACTTGCGAAAAGGTCTGCGGCGTCGTTTTATGCCGGACATTGACCTTTGAAACACATATATTCTCGGAAGCAATCGTATTGTCTATATTTCCACAATTTCTACAGTAATACTGTAACTCATTTTCAGGAGTGATGCTGATATAATTCATATTGGAACATACCGAACAGAAATGCATCGCACGTAATCTACTATATTGTATATAGATACAATTAATTTCAATTTAAGTCGGTATCCGTCGTTTATGTGATAATATAAGTATTACAATACGGCCGCGACCGTAGCGTCGTAATGTTCTAATATGGTGTCATATGAAATCGCGGCCGTAATACATCCATATAACCCAGTCGTTAGGGTTTTCTTTTCAGGAAACTTCTTCCATCGTTCCGCCAAAATCTCTCGAATATGCGTTTTGTTTTCTTTAAAATGGCGCAACATGAACTCCTGAAAATCCGGAACGAGTGTCGGCTCAATACTAACGTGTGTCGTAAGTTCAGTCAATAACGTCAAACACGCAAACTTATAATTGTAATATTCAACAATCGTGTGATACGGAATGAAATCGCTGTGCTCTCTGCGAATACCTGGCTCGTGAAGCAGTGGCTCTTTATCCAACAATGACTGAAACGTCATCAACACAGACCGAATATTCTGACACCCCGACCATTGTTCTCCGCGCCACGTATTCACAATAGACACACACACCTTCTTATTCGTGTAAAAATTGGGATGAAACCGAATATTCTTTGTATTCGTCAAATAGGAAACAATCGGTGGCGAATGCGGGTAGTTCGTAGGGAACTTAAAGACGAAGAAGTAATACCCGCCGAAATAAAGCGTGTCGGCCGGGCCAACAATACACGCATAACCGGTAAGTATATCTGTTTCACTGTGTCGATATATAATACCACAATCGTCTAATGAGGAGTCGGTCATCACATCGCGGATGTCTTTAAGTAGACGTGTAACAGTGTCTTTGGGGATGACAACCGTGGCCGTGGCCGTGGGTGTGGCCGTGGCCGTGGGTGTGGCCGTGGCCGTGGGTGTGGCTGTGGAAGGAGGAGGGTCCATCGAAATGAGGTTTTACAATAGATTATATTATTGTGTTTATGTATTTTTCCCTTCTCGTCGTTGTCGACCACCGCCGACCCCGCCTTTTTCGCGGGTTTTGTGACGATAACCCTAGCAACAAACCTATAAATACGAGAAAACATTGTGACCATTATGCTCTCATAAAAAAGAGTGTGAGCATATATCGTCACAAAACCGAAAACCGAAACCCTAAAAAAAAATCTACGGGCTAAAACACTTTTTTTACAAAAGTCCTGCGCCCAGAAAAACGAAAATGAAAGCATCCCCCTTTTTTCGGGGGTTTACATGAATGAAAAGTCAAGGTACCATTTTTGGGGGATCAGATTTAGAGATAAAACCTCCGGAATATATAAACCGGGGGTTTTAGAAATTTCAATTCATAATTCGGACAAAATTGAACTTTAAACCTACCTAATTTGAATTTACAGGACAATGACATCAACTTTATACGGCGTGACGGCGTCAGGGACGGCTGCGGCTACGCCTACGCCTACGCCTACCGACCCTACAACCGCATCATACCAGTCTCTTTGCTCTGGTATGACATACGAGCAATTTATGAAACATCACACGTCCAAGCCAGGCGAAGCATATACACATACGCGCATCGGGGATAAGTCACTGAACGTCCACGGCGGTGTTTATACGATACCTCCGGCGATATTGCCGGTGTTTTGGAAGAAGTATTATTCGCATGTATTTGAAAATGGAAAACAAGAGTTTCTCACCGAAAAACAGAATCCGGAGAAGGGCATCATTGTCGTGGACTTTGATTTCAGATATGAAACGAGTATCACCAAACGCCAGCATTCGAAAGAACACATATTGGATATGATACAGTCGTATATTCAAACGCTGGAGACGCTTGTTGGCATCCCCGCGGATGTCAAGATTCCGATTTATGTCTTTGAAAAGAGCGATGTAAACCAACTGGATGATGTCACAAAAGACGGAATCCATATGATTATTGGCGCAACGGTGGACCGCCCGATTCAGCGAATGTTGCGCGCGCGAATGCTGAAAGAACTCCCGGAAATATGGACCGACCTCCCAATTACGAATTCGTGGAATGACGTCCTTGATGAAGGAATATCGCGCGGCCACACCAACTGGCAGTTATACGGTTCGCGTAAACCCGGCCACAAAGCGTATATGTTGAAGTATCATTTCATTATGATGCACGACCCAGACGACGACGATGGCGCGTGGATGTGTCAGGAAGAGAAGACGAGCAAATTCAACGTCAAGGAGAATTTCGCGAAAGTATCCGTCCAGACGGCGACGGGCGTAGATACCGAATATCCCGTATTTACATTATTACAGACAAATTCCGTATTGAAGGTGGAATATGACGCGCTTCTGAATCAACAACGTGGTGGAATGAATGGGGTGCGAAATGGCGGCGCGGGCGGCGGTGGATCGGGCGGCGGTGGAGCGGGTGGCGCAGATGGAGGCAGACGTATTCGCCTTGTGGTCACGGGGGGGTCGGGCGGTGGCGGTGGCGGTATAAATGGTGGCGGCGCAACCGACGCAATGATGTCACACAACGGAGTGATTCTGATGGATAAAATAACGTGCCACTCTGAACTCGCGATGGCGGTCGAAGTTATGCTGAATATGCTTGAACCCAAAGAATACGAAATCCGCGAGACGCATTATTACACAATGGCCCTTCCGTCGCAATACTACGACCCATACGACAAATGGCTCCGCGTCGGACTCGCGCTTCACAATACCAACGATAAACTATTCCTGACATGGATGCTTTTCAGCGCAAAGTCCGCGAAGTTCTCATATACGAATATTATGAACCATTATGAAACGTGGTGTAATTTCCCCTATAGCCCCGACGGTCTTACCCGGCGGTCCATCATGTATTGGGCCAAAAATGACTGCCCGGAAGACTATAACCGAATCCGTAATGAAACCATCGACAATTTCATCCATCAGACGATTTGTAACGAGACGACCAATGACGCATCTACGGATGTAGATTTGGCGACGGTGTTGTATACGATTTTCAAAGACCGGTTCGTTTGTGTCAGTGTCAAAGATAATCAGTGGTATGAATTCGAGAAGAATCGGTGGTGTGAATGCGACCAAGGCAACTCGCTTCGTGCGCTGATTTCCAAAGATATGCACGACATTTATACGAAGAAACACCGCGAGATAATGGACTTGACATCCGGGCTGGACCCCACATCTGACCAATACACATCCGCGCGGAAACGGTCACGCCGTATCGTCGACATCTGTACCAAACTGAAGACGACCAGTTTCAAGAATAATATTATGCGCGAGGTGCGTGAACAGTTCTACGACAAGGATTTCATTGACAAGATAGACACGCGACCAGAACTCCTGTGTTTCAAGAATGGCGTCATTGATTTCAACGCGAAAACGTTTCGCCGTGGACAACCCGATGATAACCTGTCGAAAACCACGAAAATCGATTACATCCCACTGGACGATGAAAAACACCGCGCACTCATCGCCGAAATCAATGATTTTATGGCGCAACTCTTCCCCGAGCCCGAACTCCGGAATTATATGTGGGAACATCTGGCGTCCGTTCTTATCGGAACAAACCGCGAACAAACCTTCAATATTTATATCGGTGGTGGCAGTAATGGCAAGTCCAAACTCATTGAATTGATGTCGGCGGTTATGGGCGAATATAAGGCGGTCCTTCCCATTACGGCGGTTACACAGAAACGCGCGATGATTGGCGGCGCTTCACCGGAACTCGCCGTTCTCAAGGGTGTGCGATACGCAGTGATGCAGGAACCTACGAAGGGCGACCGCATCAATGAAGGTATCCTGAAGGAAATCACAGGTGGAGATGATATGACTGCGCGCGCCCTCTTCAAAAACACGATTTCGTTTGTCCCGCAGTTCAAGTTGGTTGTGTGTACGAATGTGCTGTTTGACATCAAGAGCAATGATGACGGAACGTGGCGTCGTATTCGCCTGTGTCCATATAAATCGAAATTCTGCGAAGAGCCGAAAACCGACGACCCGGAAGAGCCTTATCAGTTCCTTATCGACAAGAACCTGGATGTGAAAATCAAATTGTGGGTAAATGTATTTATGGCGATGCTCGTCAAAAAGGCATTTGAAACGGATGGACGGGTGAAGACGTGTGCGGCCGTGACTGCGAGCAGTAACAAGTATCGCAATACACAGGATTATCTGTCGGAGTTCTTGCGCGACAAGATTCGCCCCGCAGACGAAGAAACGTATATCAAGAAGACCGAAGTATACGAAGAGTTTAAGAAATGGTATGTCATTCAACACGGCAAGAATATCCCGAAGGGCAATGAGCTATACGATTATATGACGAAGAAGTTCGGGAAACTGACGACCAAGGGGTGGCGGAAGTGTCGCATCCTGTATGAGGATGACGAGGGAGGTGATGGCGATAGTGACGCGTAATCTAGCGCCAGAAGCGCACGCTCGCTCGCTCGTTCACACTCGCTTACTCGCGCCAGAAGCGCACATTCTTCAATCCAACCATTTCGGTTATTTTCGTAAGCCCATTTAACATCCACAATACAACCGGTAAGATGTATTTCGGATATATTCCAAGTAGTATCAATATAATAATGTTGCGTTTATCGTAAGAACCGCCTACGGACGAAAAGAAATCCCGCAACGACATAACAAGAAAAATAACAAACACCGCGTAATAAAGGAATCCGACGAGGTCTTCATAAAAGGCCAGACTGTTATATTCTTCATAATCGTATAACGCGTTTTGCTTGTAAAGCGCAATATTTTTCTGTTGATTATTCATTATCGATGTAATATCCGAATCGTCGAGCAATAATTTTTCCAACTCTGCGGAAGAGGTACTGGCGTCTGCGCTATGTAATTTATAATACGTATTCAATAACCTATCCGATTTATCAAATAGAGTGTTAATCGAATTGATGTATTCGTCTTTTGCTTTATTGGCAATTTCGCATTTGGCTTTATTTGCCTCCTCGACCCCAGCACAATCTGTATAATATTCGCCCCAAGGAAGTATCGTATGTTCGTCAGTTGCTGATATTGAACGCGATGCGTCTTTATATCGGGGCAAGCGTGCGTTGAATGTTTTTACGGCGGGGGTCGTGCCAGCAGCCGGGACGGCATCGCCATTCGCACTCACCGTTGAACCATTATAAAAATCAAACCCCTCTTTAAGTTCATCGCCCCCCAGTCCCGCAAAACCTTCTACGCCGCCGCCGCGGCCTCCGCTACCGCTTCGGACTTGAAACCCCTGCGGCCCTACCGGCGGATAAATATCCTCTTCCGCTTTCTTATTCGCACGCGCGCGCCGGTCGGTTTCGATATACTGGTTCGCCTTTTCAGATAAATCGGCGCCACTCTTCTGACACTTCTCTCGCGTATCTTTCCATTCTTTATGCGCCTTTGCGATTTCGTGACTCTGTGCCTTTCCATCTACTAAAGCCGTGTATTTCACGCTGGTTTCCTTGATATTGTTGTCGCATTTCATATACACGTTTCGCGAATGGACCCATTCGGCGTGATGAAGACTCATCGTATATTTATCTTTTTCAGCACCGGTAAACCCACCTTGACTTATAATTTGCCGGACTTTCGTCAAGTCATTTTGCGATTTTTGAAGGACTTCTTCAATTGAGCGTTGCGCGTCGCTACCACCGCCCCCGGAAATAGCCAACGCCGCGTCTTCTGTAGCCGACGTCTTGCTCATCGCGGCCTCGCCTTGTTGTGCCTGTTCTAACAGTTCGGGTTCAATGCCCTCTGCGTCACTAAATTCTATACCCATTTCGGATGTGTTTTTAATATAACTACTATATTTGTTAGATTAAAATATGATTGTATTTATGCCGTCGGCAGACCGGATATACGTAAACCATACGGGGTTGTCTCTTTTGATGTAGATACAATAACATTGTGGCGTGAACTAAGGATAGCAGTAGACGATACACTAATACCGGTTATGTTTATGGAAACCGTATTGGGCACACCGGCACTCGCAGTGATGACAATTGGGTTTTTCAACATCACAGCATTGACGTTGGATATGATTGTAAATGACGCACCCTGTATACTCGCGCCGCTACTCGCAGGAGTAAATACATCAGCGGGTAATGTTATCGTGACTGTGTCGCCACTCACCAACGCCTGTGTAATCTTCATTGTAATCCTTAAAGTGCTAGTCGCCGGAATCCATTCCGCCATACTTCCCTGTGTGATAGAAAGCGCCCCACCCGAAGACGCACATAGACCTCTCGCCGCATCCCACGTGGTTCCGGTATCACAGCACCCCGGGCCATAACACGCACCACTCATTCCCAAATCCATCGGCTTGGACGGGTCCGCGGTTTGTTGAACAAATTTATTATTCATATCGTCTTCATTAAAATTCCAGTCATATTTGTCGAATTCGTGGTCGTTGCGGCGCATAATATCAAACACCTGCTTTCCGATGACAATACCGCCCATCGTAAGAATGAAAATAACGCCTAAAGTCGAAATCGACGCGGGTATCAGTTCTTTATTCCGCAATACGGCCAATACAATAAGCGCGACGGAAACATAAATGATATTCTTCATCACTTCAGTATTGGCTTCATAATTGCGCGTGTAATACGTATTCACTTGAGCCATACGACGTTTGTTGGTATTATCCTGCGAAAGTGTCGTTGCGTTCGCCGCGGCACGTTTCCTCTCTTTCGCGATAAAATCAATCGCGGTTTTCTGGGCTTCATATAGAGCGTCGGAGTCAAACACCTTACCGGCTTCTTTGATTGTTCCGTAGGTATACGCAAGAACGTTGACAAGTGCGGAACGGGCATTCAGTAAATTAGTTTGTTCGGTCGGGCCTGGTGGGTTGGACGTATCTCCGAGACGTGTGTTGATACTGGCGATTGCGGTGCGGATTTCTTGTGCGGACGTGCTCTCGGTTAATGACTCCCCAGCAGAGCCAAGAATTTTAATCGGCGTAGATACTGCGTCTTCAGTTCCTGCCTTCGTTGTAAACGTAAAATCATTAATATCGGCGGCACCGCTAGTTATTGATACGCCAGCCATTGATATTTTTAGTTTTGAACCAGAATTGAGCGAACCAGTTAATGTAAATGTAACAGTCGATACGTTATTTGCGGTGACGGCATCACCGTGAGTAAATGAACCACCGCCAGTAACAGTATAATTACTAGCAGGTGTGCTCGTGTTTACACCTTTACCTGTAGGCCACGATACAGTAATGGTTCCTCCAATCGCCAATGATGCGTTCAACGTTAAATGTAAATATAAATTGGCACTGGTATTACCACTCGCCGGACGCCTCAACACCGTATCCGAAACAGGCACAACCGTCAACCCCTCAACATAACCGCCGCGGTAAAGATAGTCTTTGAATAATTTCCCGGCGCATAATACGACAATTGCGAATAAAGCAAGCAATATTTGATTTTTTTCACTGATTTGATATGCCATTATTTATATAATGAGTAGTTACAATCCATAAATACTCGTGATATTATTATTTCTTCCCGCCAGTGCGTGCGTGCGTGCGTGCGTGTCTGATTCCGCCTCCTGTTGCCGCCGCTGGTGCCGCTGGTGCCGCTGGTGCCGCTGGTGCCGCTGGTGCCGCTGGTGCCGCCGCCGACGCCGCCGCCGTCCCCGCACGTCCGACAGCATCCCCCACTTTATTCACCGCATCGGTCGCAGTTTCACCGACTTTATCCACCAGCCCCTTCGCGCCTTCCACCGCCCCCGCCGCAGCCTCATTTGCCGAAGAAACTAAATTATCGGCGCCTTCGGTGATACCCGTCGTCAATTTCTCACCGGCTTCTTTCAATTGTTCTCCCGCCGAACTCAGCGCTTCCTTAACATCACCTGTCCTATCCGTGATATCATCCGTGTTCACACTTCCAACACCGAACAACCCGAGAATATATGCGAATAACCCGCCCTCGCCGTCCCCCCCCTCGCCGCCATCGGCATCGACGTCGTCCTGTCCGAATACTTCCTTCAACTTCAAAAGAGCCATAACCGCTAAGATTGCTAAAATACTCCAAAGAATAAATTTATATGATTCAGCAATCAAGAGTTTATTACTCTCTTCGGTCATTGCGTGTAAGCGTTCGCGCTGATATTCTGCGTTGGCAATTTTCTTGAGGTCACCTTGGACCGCCGTCATTGTGTCAGCATAATTACCCCCAGAAATATCTCCGGCCATCCCCTCGCGAAAACCGGTAAAAGACTCCGCCGTCGACTTCGTCGTCACCTGTGCGCGGTATTCCGCCGTTTTCCTAGCGGTGTCTTTACTTATGCTATCTACGGAGTTAATCGCTGGGGTTACATCCGGCATCGTCAATTCCCCCTTTTTGGGAATAAGATTTTTGACGTTACACTTTATATCGGGCGTCATCGCGCCTGTCTCTGGGTAATGCGCGTATTGCCCACTGTCGACTATGGTGTACGCGCTCTTACACGCTTCATCCACGATGGTCCCATTGATGGTCGGCACTTTCAACATCAGTTGCTTTGTTGGGTCCGCAACGCGCAATCCTGCCGGATACATTTTCGCCCGGTCTTTCAATTCGCACTTGCCGTCCGCGGAGCTCCCGCTTTTTGTGTATACAAAACCCCCGCATTTCTCGTCATCATCGCACATTCCACGGCATTTCTCCATTGACGCAGAAATACTTTCACCAATCGGCATCGTCCGCAAACGACGAGCATAGTCAGGCGGGTTCGTGTTAGGAAATCGGTTCGCATCAACCGAATAGACCTCAATATCTTTTAAATTATACCGTTCATACGAACCCCCTCCTCTCCTAGGGACCTCTTTAAATTGGTTTAATCGGTTTACTAGGTATTTACCGCCGCCGGTATTGTTATAACTATTCCAATTGGACGGATTGAACTGACTCCTATTTCCTGAATAATATTTCTCCTGGCCGTCGGAAGAAACCATTTTTGTAAATGGCGAGTCTTCAATGAGATATACGTGCCGACCATCATCAAGAAATTGGATTTCGGCAGGAATTTGACCAGTTACCCAAGGTCCGTATAAGTTTGCCATCTGGATTTTTCTTGTAAAGGGTGCGGTGCGGTCGCTTGCGACATAAGAATATGCGTTCATATACATCCAATCTCCGCCGATATGCATATCGTGCCCGCCGCCAAAGGTGGGTAAATACGACGCGTTCATATACGTCGCATGCGCTCCTGCGCCCCCTGCGCCATTATCCGTTGTATACTTCCTCGTCCCGTCATATAAAAACGCGGTCGTATCATTTACATACCCCGCATTGGAGGTCCAACTCACGGAAGTATACGCGCCTAATACGCGACCATCGTTTATTATCGCGCGCGTATACGTCGGTCCTTTATTATCGCATAACTGATGGAACTTTTGCGCCGACCATCCATCACGACTCGCCTTATAAAGCAGGTTGGCCGCATCACTGAAACTGCCAGGTGTTATTTCCTTGAGACCATATGAACTCTCCGCCGAACGCGTATCATATCCGCCCAGGTTGATATACTTTGCGGGGTTTTCCTTGGTGGGTTTAATGAACGAAAGTGCGGACGCCGGATATTCGTGTCTCTCGCCATTGTGGTCGATATACGCGATTTTACCGATGGAACTGCGCCCATTTGCGTCGACACCCGTCGGCCCATCTCTTTTCAACGAATAAAGCGCAACACTCTCCTCTCTGTTTGTGTTCTTGCCGTATAATCGTTTCAAATTGGTCGTCGGATATGGCTTCATATAACCGTCTTCGTCATCTTCCGGGTTTCCTACCGTGTGGCATTTGGCAGCGGTTTCGTCTAATGTGAGAATTCCGTCAATATCTGGTTTGTCCGTCGTCCCCGTATAAACCCAGCAACCACCGCGATTATTCGGTTTCCCAAATTGGGGCGCAGATACTAGAAAATATGAACTACCTAAATCTTCCGCCCGACGCTTACATTGCGAAATGGACGCTTCAGTCAAATCATCTTGGAATTTGAACCCGCGGTTCGCAATATCGCTGTCTTTTACGTTTTTGGCGATGACATAGCACCCCATTTGAATTGGACCATCGACGCGGAAATCCGCGGATGGGAGCTGGCTGACATACACATTGCCGCGTTCATTTCCGCACGAAAACAGCCCCATTCCTTTCATACTATTTTTGGGGTCACGCACTGCGTCATTTACCAATAGAAAAAGGGGGTTTTTACGGCCACTATCGTGATCTGCGTATACCATATCAAACGGTTGAATGGTTTCCCACGTTCCGGCTATTTTGTGTTTCTGTATAGTTCCGGTCGCTGCGGGGCAACCCAAGACGCCGGCATTTTGCGTCATTTTATCGGTTTGAAGCCAACTCGTGGTGGGCGGCGATGCTGGCGCGTTCCATATTTGAAAAATACCGTCCTTGGTGATGTATCCATATTTTGTTACGCCCGCCGAATCGGTCACTTCTACCCATTTTTGGCGGCTATTTTTATTGCCTTTATCTATCAAGTTCATAATATTCTCGGACCGTTCAATATGGTCCTTCTCTTGTTGCGTGTATTTATTACTTTGCTCTACTGTATCATTAATGAATGTGGATTGGTTCGCATTCTTGCCGCCAATTCCCGTGGCGGGATTCGCTGGTCCCGCACCGTCAATCCCTTCTTTCAGTGAAACAGTATCAATCAAACTCTGAATCATATTTTGAAACTTCGCACCGATACTCAATGACGAGCCAACGCCGCCGGTAGACATACCGATATCTTGGTCGTTGACGCGATTACCACTGGCACTGGCACTGGCATTTGCTTGCTTCATCAACGCATCGCGCGTCCCGCTTGAATTCTGAACGTGCCCTGATGTAAGACTCGCATTTTTTACTAAATCATTAGAATTTTGATGAAACATTTATTATATATAGTAATGAACGATTACAGAGACTACTATATATACCAACGAATATTATTACGACTATTCGCCACCGCCGTCTAACCCGTCTTGAAGCCCTTTCATTCCCGCATCAAACTCCACGAAAAAGGATTTAAAGGACGCGTAAAAGAAAATGACGAGTAATAGAAAGAATGTCACCCCCACCCACCATAACTGCCCGGTCCAGAATTCGGGGTCGGATAAATAACGTATGACCATCAATATATTTCCCTTCATATCCCACCCAAATGACGAAAGAATGAATACGATGACCACTATCGTGATAATCCACCAGTTCGTCCACCAACCCAGCGGAATATAATTTTTAAGCGCATCTATCTGGTCGATGATTGGCAATTTGGATGTATATGACGCATACCCGATAATAATCGATATTGCGATAACAATGTAAAAAATGAACCGGTATTTTCTTGCGCGCAGTGTTGTCTGGCCGTTTATTTCTGAATACACATTATTCATCTCTTTGCGTTTATCCGACAAATTATAATTCGTTGCTATCTCGTCGACATTGGTGTTCATATACTGATTGATTTTTTCAATGAGTGTATTCGAATCGGTTGCCACAGCACCAAGTTCTTTCAATCCGATGTTGATACCCGTTCCCGATGCTGTGGCGATTTCTTCAACGAGAGAATTCACGCGTAATTGTAGGTCGTATAATCTGGATGCTTTGGCGATATTCTCTGATTCGTTTACACCCTTTATTCCCAATTTTGTATAAACGCCATTTTCTCCATTCGCGGTTTTATTCCCCACCATAGTCACATATCCAGTGGATGCCGTGTTATACGACACATCCGTGCCAACGGCATCCCACATCAACCCATAGCAGTGGTTATCCCATTCGGGGCGTCCAATGTTCGTCCCCGCCACTCCAGTATATACAACAGCCTTAAATAACCGTGGGTTGTTTGCTGCCATATTCCAGCACTTTTGTGAATTTGTATATTTGGTGCCCCCACTAGCCGGAACCACCTTCCCGACATACTTCCAATAATCTTTGTAGTCTTCGCCGGGACTAACAACGAGTGGTGTCGCGGTAGAGGACATTGCGTTTATACCGGCATCGTTAAAGGTATATCTAGTATTACTACCAGTGGAACTGCCACCGCTGCTGGTGGTATCCGTCGCCGGTGTATATTTCTTCGTTATCTCCTCATATACTGCCGTGATCGTTTTCAACTCGGCCATATTTGTAAGTAATCGTGAATTACTCATTCTGGATACTTTGTATTGTATGTACTGATACATATAACATAGAATACAATCCGACGGGCGATGCGCACTACGTCATTATTACGTCATTTATGTCGCAGTATAGACCGTATCGGTATCATTACGCGTAATATCCACATCCAAATTATACGTATATGAAAAATAGTAATACACGGCAAAAATAACAATGAGCGCCATAATAACCACACCCAGTAAGGATACCCCGCCACCGTCGCCATTACCACCGCCGTCGCCGCCGCCGCCGCCGTCACCGCCACCCCCCGGCGATACAAACAAAAACGCGAACTTGAATATCATCAATATTGCCACGAGAATAATAAAGCACCAAAATACGTAAACGGCCGGATAATAATAATCCCCCAATAGTTTCTTTATTTGAGCTAAAATATCGTCGTCAAGCGACGCCCACTTTTCCGCAAACGTCTTCTCTCGTTGAATGATTGTTGTATTGGCCACATTATTCAGAATATTCTGATTTTCCTTCTTAATTTCCGCGACAGTATCATCTATTTTCTTCTTAATATCCGCCAATTTAGAGTTGATAGACGGCGCTACACTGGCGCGAAAACACTCGCTGTTCTCTTTCATCGGCTGGTCGGCCGCGGTCGGTATCGCATTATACTGATTCGCGGTGAGAGACAGGGGTTCGCCTACAACGGCTGTAAGACACGATGAATGCCGTTTGTCTGGCCATACCCCTTTTTCATATACGTGTTTCTTGCCTTCGGCGTCTACCCACGCATACACGTCTTCTGATGAACTCGCGCCGGGCAGTTTCACATTTCGCGTAGTTATACACGGGCCGTAGTTCGCCATATCGTAACTCGCTAAATCCGAAAACTTGCTAAATCCGCCTCCGGCGCTACCGCCGCTGATATCTACAAACGACCCGGGCATTATTTTAAAGGGATTGGCCTTGTCATCGCTGGGAGGCGCATCACCGCGCGTAATCGTAGGGCACGTCTTACTGTCATATAATAATACCGATGACAAATCCTTATAGCGGTGGGTATGCCCGAACGAATTCACGAAATAAAAGGCGGCGGTCGCATCGGTGCCTGAATACGAAATATCGCGGACGATTTTGTTTAAATACTGACTGTTCGTCTGAAGAAACCGAGACCGCGTAAGAAGGTCGTCGGTATACAAGCGATACTGGGTCGTATATTCCGTCGTGAGTTCGCTTAATTTCTTCTCTAGGTCGAGCAGTCGCTGGCCTTTACCCGCGCTGGTTGTTCCGGTTGTGGTCGCGGTCACAGTGGATGACGACGACGCATCATTTGTCAGTCCTTCCTTATACGAAACGACCCCCACCTTCTGGTCTCGCGCCTGATATAATTCCGTAAATGGTTGGATAGGGTTCTTGTCTATATCATACCGCGAATAATTCACGAGGTCCCCCTGAAGTAGGTTTAAGTTCATTGATGTGCCGGTAAGCATTCCTTCTTGTGGCGGTTTCGCGCCAGGGTTGCTGTCCTTCGCGAATTCCGTCATTAGTGCGGCCATTGCTTTATCCAATCCATCGTCATTTTCCACGGTGAGACCTTCCTGCGACCCCTTCTTATTAAAATTGTCGAGTGAAAAGGGTGTCGCGTTTGGAAATAAAACTTCGTGCGACGTCATTCTGTATGTTATATATAACGAATATTATAACATACTACAGGCCACCACGCGGCCACCACGCGGCCACCACGCGGCCACCACGCATTACCGTGTTGATGATGCGTAAGGACTACGTGTAAATAGATTACCGATACGCGAGCGCCCACTGCTTCCTAGCCCGATTCCACCAAACCGACTAAATAATCCGCTGCCGCCACTACCGAATCGCGTAGACAACCATCCACCAACACCGCCAAATCCAAACCCACCGCCACCGCCGCCACCGCCGTCTCCAAACGAAAAATATTTATTTACGAGTTGCGTGCCGACAATAAAAATACCGACAAGTATCAAAATAATATTCAGGAATTTCTCGCGGTAGATTTCATTCTCTCGGTGCGCGATTTCTTCTATCGTGGTCTTGATTCCCTGACGTTTCTGGTAATTATTAAAATCACGAATATTGTCACTATTCTTGTCACTAAAATTCAACGTAGTTGAAACAATCTTCTTCCGGATGTCGCCCTCCAATAATTCTGTTACTTTATGTAGACCATAAATACCTTTAAAGGTGGCAGGATTTGTAAAATCAGTAGCACTGGATATGGTGGTGGGATAAGTTTTATAAGTGTCCAGCGTCGTATCATATGCGCCCTTTAAAATTGCGCTTACAACGCCTTTGTATGTGTCATCGCTAGCAGAGTTTGTCGTGAATTCTTTATAAAAACGGTCGATGTTGGTTCCGGCAGTTTCGCTATTAAATCCACCGAGAGTAGGTTGCCGTCTTAAATGAAATGATGGATTAACTTTCAAGGCATCGGAGATGACGGTAGCTCCGGTCGTAGCGCCAGCAACGTATTTTTCTGTAAATTCTTTATGTAATCTATCAACGATGCCGGTCGCTTTGCATAGATTGGTGAATGCGCCTGCGGCGTCGACCGTTATCGGTCTGCTAGTAGGGTCAAGTCTAAATTCCACCCCCGCCGCGCACGTCATTTTTAATACTCGTTCGTTCTCGGTGATATAACAGTTATATAACCGTGATAAAAAATAACCCAGGCCCGGCTCCGTCACGCCTCCGCCGCCTCGCTTCGCTGCTCCGCCGCTACGCTGCTTCGCTTAATTCGTCACACAATACCTATAGTATACACTCGTGACCGATGTCTTGCTTGACCTAGTAATCTTACAAATTTGCCCGGGACGCAGCCCAATCGCAAGCGCGACCGGGTCGTAGCGCGAAATGCTCGGCATCTGTTTCGTGTCGGTTATATTGTATTTCTTAAGCACCTGCTCCTGCTCGGCCTCATTTAATACAACGTGTTCAGGGACATACTGATGCTCCAGTAGATTGAACTGGAGCCGGTCGAGAGAATGAATCACGATGAAAATCCGGTCCTTTTCCCAAATCTCGTTGAGAATATTGACGATGGTGTCATTGACTTCCTGTTTCATAACGATAATAAGGGTGTCGGTGGGTTGTAGGACCTGTTCTAAATAGAAGAGGTCGTCAATCATATGATTGATATTCTCTCGGCGCAGTGTTTTGGCTAAATAATACTTGACATATACATTGCGTGTAGGATGGACGTCCTTTTCAGAAGTAAGCAGCATATCCAGTTGATTATTTGTATACATTGTCTGGACTTCCGCAACACCATAATCGGTGTAGTTGGATACGTCCATTCCTTGTCGCGCGAGCAACTGAAGTAGAATATTGCGGGACTTGAATAAAGTTGAAATGGTTCCACTGCTGACGTGTGCGACTGACATAATGGAATGAAATGGAATGGAATGAATGAATGGATGAATGGATGTATTATATAATAATAACAAATCTTTATTATTCAATTTTGTCGCTCATCGACCGGCAATGTTGTCGCTCATCGACCGGCAATGTTGTCGCTCATCGACCGGCAATGTTGTCGCTCATCGACCGGCAATGTTGTCGCTCATCGACCGGCAATCTTATAGCTTAATTGATAATGTCTTCACGCCATCTGCTCCGGGAGTGCCCGCACCCGCGCCTCCAGTCTGTGCCTGCGCCCCCGGTGTCTGCGCCCCGGGTGCCTGCTGCTGCTGCTGCTGTAATACAGCGCCCCCCGTTTGTTGTTGTATCGGCATCATTCCTGCCATTGGCATTGTGGCAACCACGGGTATATTCATTGTAGGCATCATACCACCACCGCCCATCATTCCACCGCCCGTGTATGCCGTCGCCGCCGACGCCGCCACTGCCGTCGAAGCCGCTGTTCCATACCGCGAACTCAAATAATTCTCAAGAACTCCCGACGGGATTTGTGGAATGAAGCGATTCGTCTGGGTGCCTCCGCTCCTCTGGGCGCTTCCGCCCCTCTGGGTGCCTCCCCCAGAGAACATCGATGTGTATTCCGGTGAACGCGGCGTGCGCGGTGTGTATTCGCCCCCGCCACTTTCTGGAATATTCTCATCATTATCGCCATATTTATCAAGCATCTTTTCGTTAAATGAAGCAACCGCACCGCGCACACGACTCGCCTCCGATTCCGCCGCCCCCGCCAACGGCGTAGAACTCGTATATTCCGGTGTCTTGGGTTCGTAATCCATACGACTTTCCATCTCTCTGCGTATCGCATCCAATTTCAAGCGCTCATCCATTAGTCGCGTCATTTGAACCTTCAAGCGCTCCTCTTCCGCGACATTCCCTTCACGCTTCGCGCGGCCAATTTCACCAGAAACACGGTCGGTTTCCTTCGTATTGGTTTCAATATTACGCACATTTTCGGCCATCTCCACATTTACAGATTCTAATTCACTGCTCATTTTTCGTCGTCCGTGTTTTTCAATGAGGGCAATAATAGAAAGCACCCAGTTCAAGGGTTTACGCGTCTTTCGCATTTCTTCCACCATATCGCTTGGTGAAATCGGTGTGTCGTCAGGATAGACAAGCATTTCAGACAACCAGCCATCGGGATAACGTGTGGGATAATCGCCCACCCACTGGCGACCGCTAATCGTCCATTTCTCTGTGGGCTCGCCATTTTTATCCATAATCACAGATTCAAGAACGAGGTCTTCGCCGGTGATGTCGCTTACTGTCAATGGCGCCGCCGCCGCCGCCGCCGCAGCGCCCGCCGCCCCGCGCATCTGTCGCGCAATATCCGGCTTCAATGCGAATCGCCAACCTAAATTACGGATACTCTGTCTTGTATCAATATCCAAATCCAGAATAATCTCTTCCGGATGAACATCGGGGTCAAACGCGCCCTTTGCGCCAGCGGGAATAATACCCGCACTAGGTCGAGTATCGTATTCTTCCTCTTCTTCGCTACGACTTGGTAAATAAACGCGACTGCCAATTGCGGCTTCCTCTTCATCGCCGTCAGCAGCAGAAGCAGCAGAAGCAGAAGCAGCGACATTCGTTTTAACGCGCGGCTTCAATCCCGCCGCCACCCGATTTCTCTCAATAATATCGTCAACGCCCATCGCACCTCGACCATCCTTTATCACCTTGTATACATTATTGGAATACGACATACTCGGGAGTTGGTCGATATTGTCCTCCGTGATAATCCGCATTTGAACGTTCATAACAAGCAACTCCTGCATAAGGAGCTTCAGACAGTAAGGAATACGCACGATACTAAACGACCTACCGAACTTCGTCATATGGACGACACTGGCACCAGTCGCGCCCGCACCGTCCGCGCCGCCCGCCTCCGTCAAACTCCCCGAATACTGAATCGGTCCATCCACCATCGGGCTCATAAAAAGATTCTGGTTTGGGTTATATATCGCAATCATACCCGACTTATTACAAACAGCCATATGATACTCGTCACCGCGCACCATTAGTGACTCGTTCAGGAAGTGCGCTGCGCCGTGTCCCAATATACCATCGCGCTCCATTTCGCCCACACGAAGACCACCGTCATTTGCGCGGCCTTGGACGGTCTGGCGCGTGAGTTGTGTTCGCGGGCCCTGTGAACGATAATTGATTTTATCCTTCACCATCTGTTTCAGGCGCATATAGTAGGTGGGTCCAATATAAATATCGCTCTTCACTTGCTCTCCCGTCATTCCGTTGTATAATACCTCTGTCCCCGATGAATGATACCCGTATTCAGTCAAAACCGACCCGAATGATTCGTGTTTGGTTCCGTTGTTCGTATACGCGGTACAATTGCCGAATCCGCCGTGAAGAACGCACGCCTTCCCCATAAGCGACTCGATGAGTTGGCCAATTGTCATACGTGTCGGAATCGCGTGAGGGTTAATAATAATGTCAGGTCGAATCCCGTCTTTCGTGAAGGGCATATCCTTCTCCGGAATAATCAGCCCGACGGTCCCCTTCTGACCGCAACGAGAGCAGAATTTATCGCCAATGGCGGGAAGTCGTTCTTCGCGGATTCGCACTTTGCCGATGCGGAAGCCGGTCTCACCCTCCGTCATAAATGCCTTATCTACGAACCCGAGTTGCCCCTTCTTTGGCATTGTCGACATATCGCGCATTTGTCCGCCGTCATTTTGGATACTGACCGACCCCATCCCGATAACGACTTTCTTATCATCCATTTCGGTGTTTTCGCGGATGAGACCATTGTCGTCGAGGTAGCTGTAATCATAACCGGGTTTGATACCGATTGCGCCTTCTTTCTGGATATTCGCGAACCGGGTATCGCGCTGTGCTCCGCGGACGCTACTGCTTTCTTCGCGTGCTTCATACATGTTATAATACGTAATCCGAAACATTCCGCGCTTGATGCTTGCCTCATTGAATAAAATCGAGTCTTCCACATTGTATCCATTGAACGACATAATCGCTACGATGGCATTGAATCCACACGGGTGTTCTTCGTGGTTAATGAGGTCCAGGTAGCGACTCTTCACGATGGGGATTTCGCCGTTATTGAGGATGACGCCCATTTTATCAATACGCACCTGGTAGTTGCTGTGGTAGAGCGACGCGGCTTGTTTGGCTTGTCCGCACCCAAACACATTACGTGCGACTGGATTATTTTCCGGGAAGCAAATTTGGTTTCCCATAACACCCATTACTAGAGACGGGTGAATTTCAACGTGAGTGTATTGTTTTCCGTCGGCGGATAGAACGGTGGCGCGATGGCGACGACGACGACTGCTACGGCCGCGGCCCTTTTTCTTCTCGGCGCGGCCTTCGCTGCCCTTGCCGCCATCCTTGCCGCTGCCCTCGCCTTCGCTGCTGTCCTCCTCGCCTTCGCTCTCGCTGCTGCCCTCGCCGCCCTTCGCCCCCGCCGGTTTCTCGAACTTGTGACTCATTGAAATCAACGTGGACTCCGTCTCCGAAGTGTCGAGATACTCGATAATCGCCTGGGTCGCCTTCAGCCGCCGAAAATCCTCAATGGTATTCACGCGCGCGACATCCTCACTCACTTTCTGCTTAACAGACAACGCAGATGTATCCGTCGCTCGTCCGTAAAGCTCGTCAATAGTGTAATAATTACAGTGGGCTGCCTGAAACGTGGGGTCCGATTTCGCAGTAAATCCCGTCGTCATTTGTGCCCAAGACGCCTTGCCCGCGCGTATCATCTCCAGGATTTCGTCCTTGTCATAACTAGGACGCCCCGTCTCTTCGTCGATGTAGAAAATAGGACGGCACAGACGCCCCGCATCCGTGAATACGTGAATCTCGTTGTTTTTGATATTCCACGAACAGCTCACGTAGATGGGGATAAGCGCATTACGACGATGAAGCCGAATAAGTCGCATCGTTTCTTCAGGCCGCGTCACCGCGCCCACCCATGTCCCGTTTACGAATACTTTTGTGGTATAATGAAGAAACATCCGCGTGCATTCTTCCAATAAATGCATCTTCGTGACTTCGCGCAACCACAACGTCATTGGATACGCCGAACATTGATTCGTCACCCGCGCCCCAAACGCGAGATGTTTATGAAACCCGATATTCGCACCATCGGGTGAGTCTACTGGGTCAATCATCCCCCACTGCGACCCGTGAAGCATACGTGGCGCAACCACTTTCGCGCTACTATCCATCGGCAGGTTGATTTTACGCAGATGCGATAGAAACGAATTGTATGACAGTCGGTTCAAGTCCTGGATGACCCCGATGCGTTTCGTATGGTCGGTCGCGCCCCAATTTCCTTTAAATGCTTTTTTGAACCCGTTCTCTACGATGCGTTCTCTAAAAAACTCTTGGTAGTTCATTTGGATGAGACCGATGAAATTCTTCTCGTATTTCTTGGGGTCTTTGAAATACTCGCGGTCCATTGCGAGACGGATATGCTGCTGTTGAAGCGCATAGTATTCCTTGAAGAGGTCGAAAATGAGCGACCCGCTTAATTCGATGCGCTTGAATTTGAAGCTGTCGCGGTCGGTGGGTTGGTCGATTTTGAGAGATACGCGGAGTAACTTATACACCATATTCCCGAGGAAATACGCCTTCTGGATGTAATTCGTCTCGCCCACCTGGGGTAGGAAATAATTCATCAGGATATCGTGGACTTGCGGGATGGTCTTGGATTTGGTGAGAGTCGCAATGAATTTAATCGCGCCTTCCTGTGTGAAGATTTTATTCGCGTCGTGAATAGACGGGATGAAATGGTCGAGGAGTTCGGCGTGCTCGTCAAGGTCAAGGAGGCAGTATTCAAGAATATCCCGGTCCGAGAGAACACCGAGGGCGCGCATTACGATGAATAGGGGGACGGGTGAACGCACATTGGGAATATTGACGACGATTTGTTTGTTTGTTAGAAGGGTAGTCGGCGCGACGATACGGACAGACAACGTTCTCTCGGGTTTTGAAGCGTCCTCGCTGACGGTGCGGACATCGGCGGCGTGGGTGTATACATTATCCGAATTGTTTTCACGGATATAAATCATATTGTCCGCGAATTTCTCCTGGGAGATAATGGTCTTCTCCTTGCCGTCGATAATAAAATAGCCACCGTAGTCATTTTTACACTCGCCCATATAGAAACGGGCTTTCGGTTCAAGACCGTGGAGAATACAGTGATTGGATTGAATCATAATGGGGAACCGGCCGAGGAGGATTCTCTCGAGAGTGGCGGTGGTGACCTCGTATCGCGTGCCCGTTCCCTCGGGTTCGCCGCCGCCGCCGCTGCCGCCGCCGCTCCCGTTCGCGATTTTAAATACGACATCGATGTCATAATGTATCGTCGTCCCATAGGTCATATTGCGAAGCCTGGCCTCATTGGGGAACATATAATGCTCGCGGTCGTCGTCGTAAATAATCGGTTTTCCGAAATAGACTTTGTCGCCGTTTTTTCCACCTAAATACAATTCACAGCGAAGATTGAACTCCTGTGTGTCTGGGTCTTGTTCTTTTTGAAGAATAATCGGGTTTCTCTCGCGGAATATCTTGAAAATCCCCTTGCCGAAGAAGTCGTTATAGGAATCGATATGATGACGGACCAACATTTGAGGGTCATCTTCAAATAGACGCTTGATGACCTTCCAGGGTAACTCCGGGTCAGAATCCATTGTATGTATATACTGTTGCTATTATATACCTACAAATTCATAATAAATAATGTTTATGTCCGCTTCGCGGCGCGGCGCGGCCCGGCCCTAAAACCGCATTCCGCCAAATGCGTCATTGTTTGGTCCGATGACTATTGCGACACTCTCCTCGTTTTGCTTATGCGTGTTTCTTATCTCGGCTGCGCCAAATAATAAGAGTGCGAGTAATAAAATATAAGGGAAAAGCAGGATAAACCACGCGAAATTGGCGTATCCGCGCGAGCAGATGAAGTCTAATACCCAAGTCCAGAATACCAAGAATAATATCTCCACAATGAAAATCGTGGAGGTGTTTGCGACATTACAGCTGACATTTCCGAAACAATAATGGTGGGTGTTTTCCAGGTTGTCAAACAACATCCCGAATAAGGAGACGACGGAGATGATGAAAAAAATGAGGGCGGGGGTGCATAATGACCGCACCCGGTTGATAATACCGTCCATAGAATGGAATAATGGAATGGAATGGAATGGAATGTATATATTAGTATTTTACAAAAAAATAATAATACGGCTACGGCTACGCGACTCCGTTGCTCCGCTACGCTACGCTAACTGAACTGCCTGTCCGATGGGTTGAATTGTCGGGTCGGAAGAGCGGAACGCAGTGGAAGCACCCTGTAATGTATTCATCGCACTTGCGGGCATTCCTATTATATGGCGGAGACCGATATTAGCGACTTCAGGTAAATATGCGGCCATTCCGCCGCGTTGTTCTCCGATGAAACGGCGGTGACGGGGGCGACGACGACCTCGACTGTTCTTTTTGGTTCCACCGAATTGCCCTTTCTCTACGAGATGGTTGCTGCTTTGCGGTGGCGCCATTGTCGTGGTATTCAGTGAGTAATGATTTCCGTTAATGGATTGAGGAACACCCGAAGAGGCACTCCCTGACGTTTGCGGATGAACATCGCTAGGACCCCAAGGCCAACCACCCGTAACACTACCCCCTCCGGATTGGCATCCTCTCTGGAACCATTTATTGTGTTTTTTTTCGGTCCGTTTGGATTTACGCCCGCCTTTACAGTGGCGTCGACGCTTAGAAGACGACGACGACGACGACGACGACCTTTTACGACGTGTATGATTCTTTTTACTTGCCATTTATTCTATATATAGATAGAAAAATAAGCGGTCGGCGGTCGGCGGTCGGCGGTCGGCGACTAAATAATATCCACATGGGTGAGCATATGACGGCGGCAACACATCTTCGTAAGTCCAAGTGCGTCCATAACTTCGCCTTCCGGCGTCTTGTCGATATATTCCGCGGTGAGGTAGATTACCTTGTCAACATCGAGGTCACGCGAAAGCTTTATTTTACGCACTTCTGCTAAATAGTAACGGTATTTGTCGGCGAGAACTTTGCCGCAGGTGAAACATTTGACGGGGATAATCATTGGTGGCGGACGATGTATGAACGATGTATTGATATATGATAATACATTGTTTTTATATATCAATTTTTATTGAAAGAGCGACATAATCTTATGGAGTTGCGCCGGGTTTTGTCCGTTGAGTAACGATGCGATATGTGGGCGTCCTTTACGCGTCGCCGTTCGTGACGGCGACGGTGACGACTTCGGCGACGGCTTCGGCTGCCACCCGCCACTCTGCGACTGCTGCTGCTGCTGCTGCTGCTGCGAGGATTGACCGGTTGGATTCATTATTATACATTACCAAAACAAAATATTGCGCGCGTGCGCGGCGCATCTACCTACCCCCGAACCGCGCCTCGTTTCATACACCCGCGCCCACCAACACACTCTCCTAAATAATAATAGTATGCGACATCACGCTCATTGTTATTGGCGTCTTTCATATCAAACGGCCGCTTCGCATTCCCCGCCACGCATTTTCCGGGGATTTTCGCGCCATCCGATCTGCCGCTAGGGTCCGCGACATTCGCCTCCGCCGTATTCATAACGACCGTCGGGTCATTATCGCCTTCAAACCCGGTATATTTCGTCCATCCACAGCAACATTTCGTCCCGCACATTTGGCGTGTGGTTATGGAATTACACGCCCGCTCCATTTCTTCCGGGGATTTCTGGTTCATCACACAAAAGGAATCGCTACACTTGGTATGGATTTTCTCTAATTCGTTTTCCGTATACGCCGTCCCGAATGCCTCCCGCAATTCATTCTGCATACTGATTGCGGGGACGGTCCACGGGACGTCGGTGGGGAGAGTTCGGCCGGTATTGGGCTCAATATATACTTTCTTCTCAACGACGCCTGCTTCCGCGCTTCCCGCGGCTCCGACTCCGACTCCGACTCCGGCTCCGCTGCTACCGCTCCCGAATTCAATATATAATACTCCTCCCAGTAAAATCATCACCGCAATGAAAATCGCGCCTATATTCTTAAAAAATGACTCGCCTAAAGTTGTGCCTTTAAATGCCGAGACGCCGCTCTCCGCTGTTGACGAAAAGAACCCGCCTACACTACTCGCACCCGACGAACCCGCATCTTTGATTGCCGTAAGGGCATTTGATACTCGGTCCATTGATTGCTCGATTGATTGATGCGTGTGTTGAACCCAATTACATTACGTATAGATAATAAGGCTGTTACTTAGGGACCGCCTTCGGCTTCGCCACAATCCGCACCCCCTTCCCCGTCGTCACTTTCACGTGTTCCGCCCCCGTTGTATGAATCTCTCGGTGACAGTCTTCACAAACCGACGCCAAGTTCGCCGGATGGTTCTTATGAATATGCCCGATGAAGTTGTCCGCATCCGCGCTCTCCTGATGCTGGAGATGGTGGACTTCCGTCCCGCGTGCTTTCTCGCACAATTCGCATAACCGCCGCAACTTCGCCGCATTATACCGAGACGGCGTTGCGTCATCCAATATACTCGCCGTCGGCGTTTTCGCGCTAACCCCGCGGTATTTCACTCGAATCGTATTCGCATTTTCCAGAAAATCACCCGGCAGGTGAAGCGATTTACACACTTCCAGGCCATACATACTTTCGCCTGCGCCGTCCTGGAGTTTCCGGTCATACACCAACGTGTCGCGTGACTTATCGTAGAATACGCGCATATGCGCGAGTCGGAGGCGCGGGGCCATCTCTCGGAGTTCGCTATACCCCGCGATTTCGTGGAGATGTGTTGCGAAAATAAAGGATGCGCCGGCGCGGTAAAGGTGCTGTAAACCGGCGACGAAAATACTAATCGCGGAGTCCATCTCGGTTCCAGAGCATAACTCGTCGCCTAGCACGAGTGTGTTCACATCGGCCATTCGCAGGATGACACGGAGCTCCGACATTTCAACGACGAATGTCGAGAGACCCTTAAATAAATTATCATTACCGAGAATCCGTGTCATTATCGCGCGGTATGGTCGGTATACGAACCCGCTGGCCGGGACATAAAACCCCGCTTGAGCCATAATGACCGCGACACCAATCGCGCGGATGAGACTGGTTTTGCCCACTGCGTTTGTGCCGTAGAGGAGAATGCCACTGCCCGATAACTCCACATCATTGGTGACATAACATTCATCTTCATTGATTCTCTCGATGAGGCAGTGTCGAAGCCCGGTTGCGCGGACAAATGACGCCGCCTCGCCGCATCCCACGCCTGCGTCCGTGCTTGTGGTCGGTCGGCAATACCGATACTTCCGCGCAACGTGACACCTATTCTGTATCATATCCACCGCACTTACAAACTCTATCATATTTTCGAAATCGTGGTAGTATTCGTGTAATGAACCTATGAATTGGTAATAGAGGGCGGCGACCATATCCGATATTTTCACGCGTAATGAAACGACTGCGGCGCATAATTCATAGATTTGCTGACTATGGATGGTATTGTTGCTGCCAGATGCGGCGGGACACGTGATACCGGATGTGTCGAACATAAGGACGCCATCGCCGCCATCGCCATCGCCCAATGAAATAGAAATCACCTTCCCGCCGCCCGCTGGTAATTTCTTAATCCGGTCTTCGAGAATTTTGGTGCGGCGCTTCGTCGCCTGGAATGAAATCCCCATTTTATCGGTTTCGTGGAGTTTGACGTAATCTGCGCCTGCGCTCGCGCCACCCGCGGGTTTCTCGCCCGATTGAATCAACTCATTTAGTACCCGTTGAACTTCGTCGAGAGATTTCTGGGTCACCCGATACTCATCCGTGAGTTTATCCAATTCAGCAGATATCCCGGACTGAATAATATTGGTTTCAAAGAGAGTATCTGTAATATCACGGCACACGTCCATATGTAATGTCTTCTCGAACATATCAAGCAACAGTGTGCTTTTCCCGACCACGTCGTTTCGGATATGAATTCTCTCTGAGAGATACTGCGCAACCTCCGAATCTCTCGAACACGCCGTATACAATTCACGGATATGACGGAGATTATGGAATAAACAATACACGTGATAGGGCGTAATCTTCTTTAGAATAATATGTCGGTGTAGTTTCTCAATATCCTTCATATAGGATAATCTCTCGCGAAGAGTCGTAGTATCCAGGCCAGGCTCCGTGCCCGCCGCCACCGCCGCGCCGAGAGATAGTATATGCGCCGTTATCGCGTAATCCTGCTCCAAGTTTTCCGCGCAGAAAGTGGGGTGTAATAGCGTATACTTATACGCACGAGACCCCATCGGAGTGACCGTATGATTGAGTAGTGACAACACAGAGCTCAAGCGAGTGCCGCCGCCACCGCCCGAATTCCCGTCGTCTAGTATATTCAACTGTCGCAACGAATGATTCGCAAGGATTAATCTCTCGGACATATTCTCAAATACCGGCTCTTGAATCTTGGAAACCAGGCTCGGATTATGCTCGTAGATGAAATTCAATAAATAAACAAGAGATTGTGTGGCGATGGAGTAGTTCATAAATGATTGTTCGAGAGATTTGGCGCGGCCATCTGGATAAAATGTGGCGAGTACTTCCATTTGGTATACTTGTTTCGCGCATCTCTCGGCTTTTACGCCCGCACCCGCGCCCGCACCCGCGCCCGCACCCGCGCCCCCCGTGGCCGCTACGCGGTGAATCATCTTCGCCTGGATATTTGTATAATGAATGACGTCTTCTACTTCTCTCGCCGAGAGATTGGAGATTATAATAACCTCAGAAGGAATATATGACGCAATAAATCTCTCGACTTCATCATATGTGGTTGGATTATGCGAGTCCTTATTCTCGGTTTCAAAGATGGTTGCGCGTCCTGTATAAATATCAATATTTGTCATTCCCATAATGAGCGTCCCGCCGCCCCCGCCGCCGAGTGTCCGAGAGATTTTCTCAATCCATATACACGCGATGTTATTTGACAGTGCGGCCGCACCACCACCACCACCCCCCGCCGCAATCTCTGTAGAAAAATATGTTCCAGGCGAATAAATCCCCTGTAATACCCGCACCGGCGGGATTTTTATGCCATCCTGGACATAGACCACCGCAGTATACCCAGCGTCCTGTAATTTCTTCAAATACTTATCCAGTCCATAATCACGAAACCCCGCCATAACGAATCCAGGTATTTTATTTGCTTTTGCGAGTTCACAAATCACGCAGAAATCGTCGATACGGCTTCCAGAACATATAATGCCGCCACCGCCGCCGCCCCCCGCGGCCGGAGTAATTATTTGTCCGTAGACTTCGAAGAATGCGCCGACCTGAAGGAGGACGACCGTATTCGCGCCATATTCCGCCGTATATTTATCCGTAAGTGCAAAATACTCTTTAATAAGTGCCATCGCCTCTCGTTACTTATTAAAGAACGTATCGTTCGTTCGTTGTATATCTCTCACATTATGCCTTTATTATACATTCATCACCCGCGTAATCACCGCACGGCATACCGGGCACTCGTTTTTTAATAATTGAGAATAACACGAAGAACAACAAACCTGGTGTTCGCACGGCGAGAACCGCGCATTGACACGATACTGAACACACAATATACACTGATGTTCCGCATCGTCTGTTTCTTCAAGTGCCGATAGATGCGCGGTCGAAAGAAGCATTGGGTCTGCTCCGGCTCCCGATGCCGCCGCCGCCGCCGCTGGTATCACAAACATCCCCGGGTCCATCGTAATTCGTGTATAAAACCCGAGATATCCCGCCCGCGCATATTCATTGTCGCAGATACGCGAACTGGACCCAATGGCGTCATTTCTATCGAAATTCACACTACCGTTTTCATTCCTCCCAATCGTAAACACGATATTGGAATCGATACCCGCGATGGGAATTGTAACAATTTGATTCGGGAAGATTATTCTATCATCACCGGCATATGGTGCGATGTGAAATGTCCCACGCGACATGTACGATTTTCGGATACTGCGATGAGTGTCATACATAAAATCGCGATAGGCCCACGCCTGATACGACCGCGCGGGAAACCAATTCGCGCGGCCGGTGGCACCCACCACTGCTTGGTCAGTTATAAACACCGAAATATCGGCGAAGTCCATAATCGGTATTGCGCGCCCAATAGACTCCATTCGCTCGTTAATCGCGGTCGTTATAGTAATATTATTCGCCAGGTTATTTCGCTGACCTACGCCGATTCCCGCGCCGATTCCAGTCCCGTCATTTAGCGCCGGAATGTCCTCAACCCGCGCAATATACGTCGGCAAATATGGGTTATTGTCTGGGCGGTAGACAATATATTCCGGTGTAAGATATGGCGTTTCTCGGTAATAATGTGGGCGTTCTTTATATTGCGCGTAGGTATCGCGCATCGCAGGACGAACAGATGAAGTCCATTCGCGTGTATTCAGGTCACGTATACAAATGTCCATAATATATTTGATGTCTTAATAAATAATAACGATTTGGGTTTATATTGTTTCGCCCTGGCCAGCGGCGCACGCACGCACGCCAATACACGACGGATAACGGCTTAAAGCGCATCCATTGTAGTTATGTATTGACACCACAAACAATAAAATGGAAGCATTTCAACGAAATAACATTTCAATGATTACATTGGATGTGCGTATCTCGTGTGACGCATTTTGGAATTACAAGTTTAATATCCCGATACGTATCAATGATTATTATAATTCAAACGACCGAAATATCAATCGCGGGGGCGAAACGGATGACGCTGGCACGGACACGTGTCGTATTGGAAATATTGGTCGCCGTGATCCGGGCTTTTGTCGTTTGGAAGAATATCTCGTGGACTACGTAATACAACATATTTATGATGACTTGATTCGTACGCGACAAGAGCGGGACTTGCCGATTCTATTGAAGAAGGCGCGGAAGTTTCATATCCACGGACGAACGATTCAAGATATTTTGTTTCCTGGAAACCGGAATAGTGATACACACGCGATGCCGGAAAATACTCTGTATATATGTACGCATTGCTAGCCGCGAGCGCGTTACTCACCGCCGCCCCCCGACATAAAATTGTGTAACAATACGTCATTATTCGTATTTTTTACATCACCTGTCATAATAGCGTCCTCATACATTCTACGCAATACATCTGGGGGCGCATTTGAGCCGACCTTAAGTAATTGATGGTCGTATAAATATTTCCGGATTTCACCAATGGTTTTCTGTTTTAATGTAAGGTGTTGGGTCTGAATATGTCGCTGTGTTTGTTTATTTTTCAATAACACACCGACAACGTCATCGTGTTTTCCGATACGATAACTTTTCTTCTTTGTTTTGCGGATTTTCACTCGCATACCCGCTACTTGGTCGGGGTGAATATCTCCGTCTCCACTGCCACTGCCGCTACCACTACCGCTTATTAACCCCGTGGATTCGTTATGGGGCGACGGTGTCGCTGGCTCACCGCCGCCCCCCAACATTTTCGTAGCCCATTCACGAAATGTAGGTTTCTTTCCATTTTTAAGACACCCGTGAGGGGGTTCATCTTTCAGGAAAATAGATGGCAGAAAGTCTTCTAGTTTAGTTGGGATATGTAATGGCGGACCAGTCGACTCGGGTGGTGGTGTATCTATCGCAGCGGCACCCGCAATCGTATTATTATACATTTCGGCCAATTCTGATATTTTCGGAATCGGTGTCTCTTGCGGCATCTGCTGCGACGTCATCGGCATCTGCGGCGACATCATCGGCATCGGCATCGGCATTGGACCAAGGGAAACCATCGGCGACGACACGACAGCGGGGGCGGGTCCGGTATTATGCGTAAGAAGTGTCTGAACGACCGGCAAACCAAGCAATCCCGTGTTTGTCAGAATTTCACCATTGTGTAATGTTTCAGCGACTTGATTCAACATTTTGGCCTCGGGTGTTTTGGCTTCAGGGAGGCCACGCCCTTCGCCGCGATGTTTCTGTGTCTGCTGCTGATGCCTGCGTTTCAGTGCGAGTTTCCTAAGAAAATCCATCGATTGAGAGAATGTAGTGTCGTCGCCGCCGCCGCCGCCGCCGCCGCCGCCGCCGCTGCCCGATGATGGCTGCGATTCTTGGATGGGTTCATCGTCCACGTGTTCGCGCGCGCGTTCTCTCGTTCGCTGGTGCTGTTTAATTCTCTCAAGCAGTGTTTTCTTAAGTGTGCTAGGTTGGACGATTGAACTCGGTCGTAATTTCCGCTCTCCATTACTACTACTGCGCTTCGTATGCCGTCTGGCACCGCCACCGCCACTACCCAGTAATGAATTAGCATTTATAACTATACTTTTCCTTTCACCGCTCATTATTACTGAATCGTGTAATATCTTATATATAACTTATAAGATACTACTAGTGTTTTTATTTACAAATATAACGTCTTCATATACGACCCTTGCCCCCCCTCTTTCCGGTTCTTTACTTCCGGATTTTCGATAAACAGCTTGAATCCACTGTCTAAATCTGCCAATGTCACTATTTTTTTCTCGGACAGTGGCAGACAGAACACCCGGCGACTATGCGCGATTTTCGTTTTCGTAAATAATGTTTCCATATCACGGCCGTATGTCGTGAAATAATCGATTCGTGACGCAAACCACGACTCGGAGAGTGCCGCCGCTGTCGCTGCAGCTGTCGTTGTCGCCGTCGCTGTCGCTGTCGCTGCAGCTGTCGTTGTCGCCGTCGCCGCCGCTGTCGCGGCTATCGTCCATCCATAATCCCGCACCTGTTTTTCATAGATTGACTTCAGTTCCCCCGGTTTATATCCGTCGAGTTTAAACCGCCACGTGAATCGCGAATTCAATCCTTCGTTTAATGCGAAAAAACAATCATTGAGTTCCTTCTCATACCCAGCAATAATCACCATCCAATTGTGCTTATGTTCGCTCAATGCCTCGCACAGGGTATCCACGCACTCTTTCGCAAAACTGTCGCGTTTCTCGGAATTGCCGAGTGAATATGCCTCGTCAATAAACAATACTCCGCCAAGCGATGCCTTAATCATATCCTTCGTTTTGATTGCGGTTTGCCCTAAATATCCCGCAACGAGGTCGTTCCTGCTGACTTTTTTGAAGATTTTCTTGTTTAAAATCCCTAGATTGCTGAAAATCCGCCCGATGATTTTCGCGACTTCGGTCTTGCCTGAACCAGGTGGCCCATAGATAACCGTATGCATAAAATCCCCCTTTGTGGGTGCCGCAAACCCGCCACCGCCGCTGCCACCGCTTCCGCCACTGATGCCACTGCCACTGCTGCCACTGCTGCCGCTTCCGTCGTCCGAAAATGGATTTTTTTTCATACTTTCAGATATACGCTGGTTTAATGTTTTAAAATCAAATGGAGCCACATCCGACGCTTGATATGCGGCCGCAAATGGATTAAATATAGGTGGATGTTCTAGTCGCGGACCGGTCGCACTCGCAGCCGCCGCCGCCGCAGTCGCCGCAGTCGCCGCAGTCGCCGCAGTCGCCGTCTCTGGAATATGAAGCCCTTGTAAATAATACAGAATCTGGTCTACAATTGTTTGTTTGAGTGTATCCATTCCAATCATATTCGATAAATCGCACAAAGGTTCACGTATCGCGTGAATCGCCGACATATTGATATTGTATGTTTTGGTTTCAGACAATGGATATTTATCACATAGCGCGATGAGGTCGTCGATATGCTGTATATTTTCGCGAATTTCTATCATTTCACGCACGACGGGTGCGACAGGCGCGATGGGTGCGACAGGCGCGTTATTCTGAACCGGAAAAATAGATGCCCATACGTTTGGTGTGCCTGAAAACAATGAGAGTTGCTGGGTATTTGTGGGAATAAACGGCGTAAATGTCGTATTCATAAATGGATTCGGCGCCTGGACCGGGACCTGGACCGGATGCGTAAATTTATAAATACCGGTTTCATCGATAAATGAATAAGGTGTCTTGGATTTATGAAAATAGTTGTGGATTTGTTGCTCCATATTTGATACTTGTTTTTCATTTTCAATACGGTCATTTTCACGATGTTTCAGTGTATCTTGGCGCGACGGCGGTGGCGGGGGATTAGGATTCGGCGGTGGATTCGATTCATTTATTAGTTTATGTGGATTTTTATAATACCAACGACGTCTTTTTCGCGGAGGTTCATCGTTATTGCGCTGAGTGTTAACCATTTATCAAAATCACAGGGTAATGTCGGGGTATAGAATAACCCATTAAAGGTTTATATCAATTTCATAACTCGTGAATAAGAAGATATCATTTGAAAAGAACATAAAAATAAATTGAAGATACATTATAGTTTATCCTGAAATACAACAATCAGGGTCAATTCATTCATTTCATTTCATTTCATTTCATTATTGTTATTCACAAATATGCCGCCAAGACTTATCCGCAAACAAAAATTATCAGAGGCGGTGCCCGAACCCGAAGAAGCACACCACGCCACGGCGACGAATATGACGAAGGAGGAGGAGGAGACTAACAATAACGACGAAGAAACAATGATTCAGACATACGAACGGATGAATCCGCGATACGCCGACGCCGACGCCACCGCCGACGCCATCGCCACCGCCACCGCGTCGCTTCAAGACAAAATACAAAGCCGCCTCGGAAGTTATATTGAAGAACCGTGGATGATTATCGGCTCTTATTTTGAAGGAAAACATCTCGACCAATTGGTGCGTCACCAGATTGAGTCCTATAATGATATGGTGAACGTCCAATTGAAGCGAACAGTTGACATGTTCAATCCAGTGAGAATCGCATCCGACCAAGATTATGACAGAGTCACCCACAAACACCGCCTGGAAATAGAAGTGACGTTTGCGAATTTGTATTTGTCCCGTCCGCAAATTCACGAAAATACCGGCGCAACCAAAATCCTCTTTCCACAAGAAGCTCGACTTCGCAATTTCACATACGCGTCAATGATGACGGTGGATATGAGGGTGAAGTATATTGTGCGCGGAACGGCGCCTGACAGCGACCAAATTACGATACATCACAAGGTCTTCAACCAAATCCAAATCGGAAAACTGCCGATTATGTTGAAATCGTGTATTTGCGTGTTGACCCAACACAAGCATCTGGACCATAATGTCACCGGCGAATGCCCCTATGATGCTGGCGGGTATTTCATCATCAATGGAAGCGAAAAAACCGTGCTAGGACAGGAGCGCGCAGCGGAAAACAAAGTCCTCTGCTACAATGTCGCCAAAAACAACAACAAGTGGCTCTATGTCGCGGAAATCAAGTCCATCCCCGATTCCAAATGTATTTCACCGAAACAAATCAATATGATGGTGATGACAAAGCAAAACGGGTTCGGACACCCCCTCGTCATCCAAATTCCCCGAATGAAGCAGCCTATTCCATTATTCGTCGTGTTTCGCGCACTTGGCGTCTTATCGGACCGCGAGATTTGCGAGTATATCGTGCTTAATGTCGGCGGCGGCGGCGAGGCCGTCGACGGCGAAGGAAATGGCGAAGGCAATGGCGCAGAATTAACCGATAGACTCAAGGAAGCACTCCAGGCGTCCATTATTGACGCCAATGGTATTATGACACAGGAAGACGCAGTCAAATATTTTACATCCCAGGTCATATTTACGCCCATCAATATGGATAAAGAAACCGGCGCGATGAAGAAGCGCGAATTCGCACACGAGGTCCTTCACAGCGACCTATTCCCTCACTGTAATACCGCGACACAACGGTTATTCTTCCTCGGTTATATGGCGAACAAGCTACTCCGCGCATTCTTTGAAATCAACAAACAGGATGACCGCGATTCGTATTTGAATAAGCGCGTTGACCTCACCGGCGCACTTCTGAATAACCTCTTCCGGAATTATTTCAACAAACTTGTCAAGGATATGTCAAAACAGGTCGTCCGCGAAATCAATACGGGTTCTTGGCGGTCGACGGAGGATTACCTCAATATCGTAAATGACACGAATATGTATAAAATCATCAAATCGACGACTATTGAAAACGGGTTGAAGCGCGCGTTATCCACGGGTGATTTCGGGATTAAGAGTATGACGAGCAATAAGGTCGGTGTGGCGCAGGTGCTGAATCGTTTGACCTATTCGTCCAGTTTGAGTCATCTCCGCCGTATCAATACACCGATTGACAAGAGTGGCAAACTCGTGCCGCCGCGTAAGTTACACAATACGTCATGGGGGTTCCTTTGTCCAGCGGAGACGCCGGAAGGCGGGAGTATCGGTGTTGTAAAGAATATCAGTTATTTGAGTCACGTGACCATTCATAGTAATCCGGCATCGCTTCACGCGTATATTGATGAATATATTGAGCGTCTGGAAACACTGACGCCGCGCGACACCTATCGCCAGGTGAAGGTATTCGTCAACGGAATTTGGCTGGGAATTACGCGCGACCCGGTGCGTTTGTATCGCGAGTTCAAGTTGATGAAATGGCGCGGAGTTATTAATATATATACATCCGTTGTGTTTGACTACCCGAATGCGGAAATCCGGATTTGTAATGATGCGGGACGGATGATGCGCCCACTGTTGTTGGTGAATCAGGATACGAACGACCTCTTTATCACGCGGGAAATGATAGACCGGGTGGCGGCGAAGGACTTATGTTGGGACGACTTGTTGACACACATTGCTTGCTCTTCATTATCGGGCGCGGGTGACGACACGACATCCGCCCCGAGCCACGCCGTGATTGAATATATTGACCCAGACGAACAGGGGTTCAGTATGATTGCGATGCGCCCGAAGCATTTGTCGCGTAATGAGAGGGACCTGGCGACATCCCCCTATATTTACAAGTATTCACATTGCGAGATTCATCCGAGTACTATTTTCGGGATTTTGGCGTCGTGTATTCCGTTCCCAGAGCACAATCAGGCTCCTAGGAATACGTATCAGTGTTTGGATATTAACGAAACTGTGCTGATGAGTGACGGCCGGCGTATACCCATCAAAGATGTCAAAGTAGGCGACGAAGTGATGACGTATCACCCGACATCATTTGAAGTCAGCAAGACAAAGGTCGTCAATCATTTCATCCAAGAAAACACGCAACCAGTATACAAGATTACCACTATCTCTGGTCGCGAAATCATTGCGACGGAAGACCATCGGTTCTCAACCAATGCGGGGTGGAAAACTGTGAAAGAAATGATGGAGGACCCAGAATTACTGGTGGGAGTGTTTGACACGACGTTTTACGATTGGAATATTAATTTCGTCGAGGTCCACAGCATCATCCCAGTATCCAACCGTCTCATATCTGATATTGAAGTCGCCAGTGAGAACCACTCGTTTATTGCGGGCGACGGGTTCGCGAGTTCAAACTGCGCGATGGGAAAACAAGCCATCGGCATCTACGTCACGAATTACCAGCGCCGTATGGACAAGACCGCGTATGTCCTCACCTACCCGCACCGCCCCCTCGTGGATACCCGCCTCATGCAGATGATTCAACTTGCGGAAATCCCCTCCGGCGCCCCCCTCATCGTCGCGATTATGTCGTATACCGGCTACAATCAGGAAGACTCCGTGCTCGTCAATCAAGGCGCCATCGACCGCGGGATGTTCTCCGCCACGATTTATCATACGGAAAAGGACGAGGACAAAAAAATCAACGGCGACGAGGAAATCCGATGCCACCCCGACACATCCAAGACGAAGGGGATGAAGTTCGGAAATTACGACAAGTTGAATCAACGCGGTGTTATGCCAGTGAATACGTTTATCGAGAACCGCGATATTATTATGGGGAAGGTGATTCCTATCAAGGACAACCGGAACGACCCCACTAAAATCGTGAAATATGAAGACATCAGTCGTGTATATCACACATCCGAGGAGTGTTATGTCGACAAGAGTTATATTGACAGCAATGGTGAAGGATACTGCTTCTGTAAAGTCCGCATCCGCGCATTTCGCAAACCGGTGATTGGTGATAAAGTGAGTAGCCGAATGGGGCAGAAGGGTACCATCGGAAACATCATTCCCGAGCGCGATATGCCCTTTACGAAGGACGGTATTCGCCCCGATATTATTATCAATCCTCACGCCATTCCGTCCCGTATGACCATCGGGCAATTGAAAGAGACCCTCCTAGGAAAGGTGCTCGTGAATCTCGGGTTGTTCGGTGACGGAACATCGTTTGGTGAATACGATATTAAGGATATCAGCAAGGAACTCCTGAAGGTCGGATTTGAAATGAACGGAAATGAAATCTTATACAACGGACTCACTGGCGAACAAATCAAGTCGGATGTGTTCATTGGTCCGGTGTTTTACCAGCGTCTGAAACATATGGTGGCCGACAAGCAGCATAGTCGCTCGATTGGACCGATGGTGAACTTTACGCACCAGCCGGCGGAAGGTCGTAGTCGTGATGGTGGGTTGCGATTCGGAGAGATGGAGCGTGATGCGATGGTGGGGCACGGCGCATCGCGCTTCACTAGGGGGCGAATGTATGACTGCTCGGATAAATACGAAGTCCACGTATGTCGCAAGTGCGGTATTATTGCGTCGTATAATGATGAGCGAAGTATTCACTTCTGTAAAACATGCGACAATCGAGCAGATTTCGCGCTGGTCCAAATACCGTATGCGTGTAAGTTGCTGTTTCAGGAGCTGGCGACGATGAATGTGGCGCCGAGGATTATGACTTAATTGTTGCTCCACGCTGCGTCTCGCGTTGCTCGCCTCCGCATTCCGCTCCAATTCCTAGGACAATCGTCGTCAAGTTATATGACGATTTATACGGTCGTAATAAAATACAACTATTTTTATCTATTTGTTTATTTATAACACATAATCAAATGGAGTCTTCGTCATCGTCATTGTCGTTTGCCACCACCGCCCCCGATGCCAAAATCGCCCCGATTGTCGTGGCCGGCGCCATATTTGTCGGGAGAGCTGTTGCCGGCGGTATTATCGGTGGCGCTGCTACGTGGGGCGTCAATCGCGTTCTTGACAATCGCTTCCCCGAAAGGCGTTAGCTGAATGAATATACTTTAGCATTCGTTCGCACTAGCTACAACAATATTACTTTTACGATTATAATATTATAAGTAATATATAAATCCAATGAATATGACTTTAGGAGGTGGTTTGAAGGGTGTTTCCCCTCATCCTGTTTCAAATGGAACGCTGAAAGGCAGCTCAGAACTAGAGACCGTTCGTTTCACTCTTCGCAAAGCGTGGAACGGGTCAGCTGCCAGTGAGAAATGGGGCGGTCGTGCGCCCGCCGCAACCCCATTCCGCGTCGTGAATAACGCCGGCGACTATTTTTCCCGCCAAAATTATACATCAGGTGGCTCAAACCAGGTGACTAGCGTGAAACAAAGTATCGCTTCAGGATGGCGCGGTTTAGCGGGTGGGGTCCACGCCAACGCCGACAGCACCGGCGTCCCATCGGCCACTTGTAATACCAAATTCGTCTATGATGGCTCTGATTACACGCGTTTTCGCAAGCAGATGGCGATGAACCGAAACTACAATGATGCCGGGTTTGGTGGAGCTAACAATGCGGCCCAGTCGGCTATTCGCGCGATTCGGAGATAGCGAAGCCGAGCGAAGCCGAGCGAAGCCGAGCGAAGCCGAGCGAAGCCGAGCGTATTATGACATTGAAATGACAATAATATATCATAATATACTAATATACGTACAATACCCACCCCATCGCAATTATGACACAGCCCCACCGCACCATTAATATGCCAGAGCAATTTAGCCCATCTGCGGGCGATACCTTATTCTCGATGAGTCGCGCATCCTATTTACGCACGGCCGGCGCGGTTGGCGCAGATGACGTCAAATACAACGCAATCCTGAATAAAAAGACGAAAATATATAATTCCACGGATTCATCGTCATATATCCAATCTCGCCGCATTCATTCCATCGGAATAAGTTCTACACGCGCACCTTTAGGCGATACGCTGACATTCAAAAGCCCGGTTCTTCAAGTCCAAAAGGACGCGCTTCGTCGATGCCGTTCGGGTGGGTGCGTTGCGCCGGCCAAGAAGGGGGCGAATCACTCCTTCCTTTCTGGACGATAAATAGTATAGGTATAATAATGATTTAGGATAATCTTTTTTTATTAAATTATTGTATAACACGCGCATTACGTAATGTTGAATAAGTATTTGGTAGAGTTCCTTGGAACTGTCTTTTTCCTTTATGTCATTATCGCTACTGGTAATGCTATCGCCATCGGCGCGGCTTTAGCCATCGCAATTATGCTCGGCGGACACATCTCGGGCGGTCACTTCAACTCTGCGGTTACTGTAATGATGGCTGCTGCTGGAAAGATTCCGATGACGGATGTTGTTCCTTACATCCTCGCTCAGATTGCCGGTGGTCTCGTTGCTCTTGAGCTCCATAAGCGCGTCCGATTGTAAAGCAACGCGCGAATAATATAAAATTGCTATATTATAATAGAATAGTATAACAATTATTATGCCGAGTGTATCTAGTATAACAAAACAATATGCTGGAGGTTTACGACAACAACAGAAAGGGGGGCAGGGTGGTGTATTAAGTTTTTTAGGGATGGGCGGTGAAAATGACAATAAAAGTGTAAAAGTGGATGACCCGATTCTTTCAGAACCGAAAAAAGATGCCGAGGTCGAAACCGAGGCGGAGGCGGAGGTCGATGCCGATGCCGCCGCAGCGGAACCGTCTTTTGTGGATAATGCGTTAAGTGCCATAGGTTTAGGTAAAAAAACAGAACCCGAGGTTTCGGGTGAATCCGATGCGCCTGCTCCTGCTCCTGCGTCGGTGCCTGCTCCTGCGTCTGTGCCCGAGCCTGTGCCCGAGCCTGTGCCTGAACCATCTGCGTCTGTGCCTGCGTCTGTGCCTGCTCCTGCGTCTGTGCCCGAGCCTGTGCCCGAGCCTGTGCCCGAGCCTGCGTCTGTGCCTGCGGCTGTGCCCGAGCCTGCTGATAATGTGTCTATGATGGATAAACTAAAAGGCGCATTCGGAATGGGTGAACCCGCAAAAGACGTCGCAAGCAGCGTCGCAACGAGCGCCGACAGTAGCGCCGACAGTAGCGATGAAAGCAGCGCCGACAGTAGCGTCGCAAGCAGCGATGAAAGCAGTGATGATGAAGAAGAAAATGTTATTAACATTGAACAGTTAGCAGGACAAATACAGTCTCTTCGCGATAAATGTAAACAATTAAGAGAAGAAAATAAACGATTAAGGGCGGCGAAAAAGGAAGTGCCCGCAGATACTAGCGAGTTTTCCACATTGATTGCGTCTTTTTTTGCGATTAAAGGTTCGGTCGCACAGTTACAGCTTTCATTGAAAAAACACGCAGACCAAATTGGAGTTCCGGTAGAGAGTCTAGGGTTGGACGACTCGGACACGGAGTCAGAGTCGGAGTCGGAGTCGGAGTCGGCGGCAGCGGAGTCGTCGGCAGCGACGGCAGCGGCGGCGGAGATGAAAGAAGTATCACTGACCCCGTCTGATTCTTCTTCAAATACTTCATCTATAAGTATTCCAGAAATACCCGTAAATGTTCCAGCGTCGGACGTGTCAGCAGTGCCAGCAGTGCCAGCAGCGTCGGAAGTGCCAGAAGTGCCAGAAGTGCCAGCAGTGCCAGAAGTGCCAGCAGTGCCAGAAGTGCCAGAAGTGCCAGAAGTGCCAGAAGTGCCAGAAGTGCCAGAAGTGCCAGCATCAGCGCAAATGCCCGGCGCTCCACCCGCGACATCAAATGCCCTATTCAGTGGTGGAAAAAACCACTACGTCCAGAATATGAAAAATAACAAGACGCATCGTCACCATAAGCGACGCAATCGTCACCAGACATTACGGGCTGCGGCTATGAAATAAATTCTATGAATACACGCGTATACTCTCGTGTGTATTCATACTTTCACTTTCGGTTCTTACGATACAATGTTCTATATAACAAATACAGCATAATCGCGGTTATTCCATAATAGTATGTCTGCGATAAAGTATCGCCACTAATGTCCGACTTGTCTTCCCCCGTTCCATCGCGGGCGGTCATTAAAGCCGACAGTCGCTGTATCAAATCGTCATATAGCGACGAGTCCATTGGCGGAGCCGCCGACGCCTCCGCCGACATCGAAACGGGCTCTTTATAAAATGACCCAACATTTGCGTTATGTTCATCCATCACGTCTCGCGCATTTGCTTTCTCGACACCGCCGCCACCGCGCTCAAACTTCCCAAACGGTAATCTCGTGGTCGTCATCGGTGACGATTTGGTATTATAACTTAAAGGACTGCGATGCGTAGTTTGATACGCGACCCCAGACGACCCTGCTAGGCTGCCCATTTCGTATATACCAATCGATTCGCCGTTTTCGGAAACAATGGAATATTGCTGTGTATATATATCTACTTTTTTTTCTTTATGCGACCCCATCGCGTTAAACCCCTCGCCGCTATTACGACACGATTTCCCCGACGCGGGATTAACCCTCCCGGGAAATTGGCACGGGTTCATTTCCACCATTTCAACAAGCGCCACGTGGCGTTTCTCGCTCCGGCGTACATTATCATTATCCACCGTCTGTAGTGATATTTCAGCACAATCCGGATAGGTCCCTGCGGTGAAACCGTTGAATAATTGAACCGGGCTCAATGCGCCTAAATTCCCGAGTGCGCCCGGAATAAGACCACGTAGGTCCTGAAATGTGCGACCATCCGCACCACTCGCGATGAAAGGAATGGACCCGTCTGGAATATTATTCACATAAATCCATCGGTCTACGATTTTCTTATCTTTGGCGCGTTGCTCTTCGCGTTGTTTCTTCTGGTCGTTCAGCGCATTTTTCAATTTCGTGGCTTCATCCTCGGTTATTTGCTTGGCGCCTTCTTTATTTCCGACTTCTGTATAGGCGTTGTCCCACGCTTCATCCTCGTCGCGTTCTTTTTTCCACTGCGCGGCCGTCGTCTCGCTACACTTTCCGGTTGTTTTCAAGAAGAATTTATTACCGAGGGGTTTACCGGTGACACTCGCATTACCTGTTCCTGAAATAAGAACTTCGACATACGAGAGAAGACCGTCTACATTACTGGCGAGTGCGTCGAGAGAAAACCCGGGCGACATTCCCATCTCGGAGGGTTGTTTTATACTTTTCCAGTAGTCATATGATGGTCCTATCAATGACGACATTTATTTCGGGTTTTTCGTTTCAGATACGTACGTTACTACTTAATGATGAGAATAAATAATGGCGTCGGCGTTAGTGCCGACTATATCGTTATATTCAATTGCCCTCCCGGTGAAAGCGATTTATTCAAATCTTCAATTTGTTTTCCTAATGCCTCTATCTTGTTCGCCGTTTGCTTGATGTCATCTTTTTGGTCTTTCACTGCGTTCACATATTTGGTTAAGTCGTTTATCTTACCCTTTAATTCAATATACTGACCGCAGTCGGTGGCGCACGGTGTCTTCTTTATCTTTTCTGCGGCGTCTGTGTCCGCGCTGACGAACTTGCCGTCTTTCGTGGTTGTTTTACCGTCCTTCATCGTCGTCGTCGTCGTCGTCATTCCCTCCACCGCTTGACGAAAGATAGCCGCATCCGTCATTTTATTCGTATTATTATCCGATAGTGGAATGAAGAGGTGCCTCCAATAGGAGTGTGCGAATATTCTCTCGCCATTGAATAATAATAATATCAACAATCCGGATACGACCAATAATCCGGCAACAATAAACGCTTGGTATTTTATAATCGGGTGCGTATCAGTGTCATTTACAAATTGCGATACAGTTGACCTAAATACACCAGGGCGGGCGTCGTCGCCGTCGGAGTGTATAAATCCGTGAAATATCATCGCTGTGCCGATAGAATGCCTTTACATTGTAATATATAATTATTACTTCTTCTTTTCCATCAGTTTCTGGATGCCTTTCTGCATATTCTCAATCGTCTTGTGTTGCCCTTTGATGGTTTCGTTATTTTCTTGAATATCCTTCTGTAGTTTAGATGCGTTTTCAATCAAACCTGTCAACTTCGTTCGCAGGGCTTCTACCGCATTACAATCCTTGGGGCAACTACCGTCGCCGCCGCCTTCGTCGTCGCCGTCCTTCGCGTCCTTCGCGTCCTTCGCTTTGTCTTTATTCGTCATTCCTTCACGGCCATCGCCGCCGCCACCGTGCCGCCGCCGCATATTCTCGCGCACATTTAGATAAACTCCCTTGACGACATTCCGGATGGTGATATCCAATATCGCGATGACGACGCCAATTAATAATAAAATCGTGAAGTTCGAGAGATTTTTCGTGTAAAACTGTATGTATTCCAGCATTCTCTCTCGTTGTATAATGTCTATGTTATAATATTTGTCTGTCTGTGATATATTTATTTGTCTATGTTTATTTGTCTATGTTATGTATACATACATAATATAAAATACATCAATGAGTAAGAATTTTGTTTCGTGGCCTCTCAATTTTAGAACAATGAGGGTCGCAATCCGTTCCACCAAAGAATCCACCACCCGAAGCGTATTTCCCGGTTATACCCGACCTGCGGAGAACGGTCCGTCTACGGAAGGAAACCCACTGGACGATTTCGGCCGCGATACGAAATGCTGCGAGTTTCCTCAAACCAAGAATGTTATCAAGCACAGCACCTTCAAACCGCGCCCCATCAAGCATTGGCGCAAAAGTTTAATGCCGTCTTCCACGAATAAATCCCGCCCTACCATCGGGTTTATTGACCGCCCAGGCGGTATTATCTTTAGAGGAACCGCGTGTGGTTGCGATACACGTGTGGCATCCAAGCAAAACTACGTCGTGGAAGATATCCCGCGCCCCTTCCTGCGTGAATGTATGCCCGATGAAATCGTACAGAATCCCGGTTATAAACAGGTGGGTGTTCCCGGCGCGGCGGGGTCTTATCAAATCAATACGGGTATCTATGAGACGAAGAATCTCTCGTTCAACCCGAAGAAGAGGATTGTTCGTAGCGGGAATACCAATGTGAGCCGCGCGTATCATACCAACTCTGCGTCCTATCTCCAGGCGAGGTGCCGGACATATCAACAGCAACAGACCTTTTCCAAGATGTCGGGGGCGCCGAACCAGTATGTCCTCCCCAATGGCGACCCCGCGAATCCGAGTGATTCCAAAACGGGGTCACAGGTATATTATTCTACCAATTGTGGCAATGCGGAGAGAATCTACGCTGACGCGGCCGACCGCACCAAATGCCGGACAACTGTCATCCACAAACCGAATAATGCGAAATATGGCGTCCAGGGGGCGGTATCTGCGGGAACGCGTCTTGAGAGACTGAAACTGGATACCATCACGAAAAATGGCGCGTCGTTCAAGTCGGCGTATGGTGTTGCCGCGGGGAATGCCGGTCAGTATCATGGCGACTCAATGGGTGCGCCTTACTTCATCAAGAGTAAGATATTCAAACCGGATTGTAATTTGTATAATAGGGCGGTGAAGAGGCCGCATTTGAAATGTTAGCGTAACGAAGTGAAGCCGAGCGCAGCGCAGCGGAGCAGCGCGGCGGATTATCTCACGTATATATAGCCGTATATACATACATTCGTGAAACAATGACAAATAACACAAAAACGCGCCGCCGCCGCCGCCGAGATACGACGCACCGCACCCGCCACTCACGTAAGAACGGCGACGCACTCCGCGCCAACAACTTCTACCTATGGGCCAATGATAAATGGTTGAAAGAAGTCCCAAAGACTCTTCCGAAAGAACTGAAATATATTCGTCCTTTAGACAACTTCAAACTGATACAGGATGACATGTATAAAAATGTGCTTACGATGGTGCGCGAGTATACGCGAACAAACACGCCGGCAGCGCGGCAAATGAAAAATATGTTCGCATCGTTCCGCGATTTACATCCAGAACCCATTCTTCGGCACATTTCCGAGTTTTGTAAATTATATAATGAACTCGTCCAGGAAAATAATATCTACAAATTCCTAGGCGTCCTTAACCAAAACGAAATGATAAAGTGGGCGCTTCCCGTCGTATGGAATGCGTTCCCGGATGAATACACCGCCGGCAGATTATCCGCACATATTGGCGGGCCGTCACTCTCTTTATACGATTACCGATTTTATTTAAACGACGCACTTATTGAGAAACAAATGCGCGGGGTGCGTTTGAATGTAAGTCGCACATCCGTGGTTCGCCAGCACGACCACGACACGGCGGCGCAGACCGGCGGCGGCGGCAACGACGACGAAGGCAGCGATGGCGGCCCAGAGACCAAAACCGTCGAGTATATCAAATACAAGCGCACTATTACTGCCGCGTTTATGCGATTTATTGACAATGTATTCACGAAATGCCTCGGCCGCGATTATGAGATTACCCACAATATCCGTGCGCAGGATGTATACGACATTGAATGTCTTATTATGGCGCATATGAATAATATCGACCTTCGGTTTGATGAGAGTTATGCGAATATGTATAACCACGCAAAGCATCCGGATAAACCTCCGCATCTCTCGGAACCTAATAAAAAGAAAAAGAAAAAGAAGAACAATGACACCGACGATGATGTAGGTTGCGACACGGACGCCGGACGGCTAAAAACCCCGCATTACCAGCATAATATTCGGGGCGCCACCCGGATTCTTACGCGCGACGCCATATGCCTTACCGATATCGATTGGCGAGAGATGGCGAAATGGATTGGGTATCCCGATGCCAAAATCCCCCCGTATTTCGTCGCGAATCAAGTCGGGTATCTGAAATCCATTATGACGACCTTGAAAAAGGAATGGGCGTCGGATAAATGGAAGAGTTATTGGTATTTCATTTATATGCGCCAACTCATATGTTTCCACTACAAGTGGCGCGATATTTATCTGGACTTCAATGACACGCTCATCCGCGGGAAGGATACGCACTTTCCGAGAGAATATTTCCCCATCATCGGGCTTGCGTATGCTTTCCCGAAGACAATGACGGAGGAATTCACACGCCGCTATAAAAATGAAGAAATGGTGGCGAAGGTGCGAGAGATTGGGAATACAATGTTGGAATGTTTTAAACACCGTATCCAAGAGAACACGTGGATGTCGCCCGTCACCAAGAAGGGTGCGCTTAAAAAACTGAATACCCTGCGTATCAATGTCGGGGAATCCAATCTCTCGGCGCCGGATCCGACAACCCTAGAATATGACCCGAAGGATGCGTGGGGCAATCTTCTCAAACGAAGCGTCCAACGGACGGAATATATTGCGCGGCATCACTGCTCGGGCTCGGGCCTCACACCCAATGACCTGGATGTTATGAATTGGGGGACGATGAAACTCGTCGGGTATCAATCGTTTATTGTGAACGCGTATTATACCCCGAATTCCAACAGTATTTATATACCCACTGCGTATATGCACAGTATGAATGTCCAATTCGGGCGCGGGTATGAATACGACCTCGCCTCCGTCGGTTTTACATTTGGCCACGAAATCTCTCACGCACTTCACGTGTCATCGCGGGTATACAACCACCGCGGTATTATTAAAAACTGGTGGACGCGTGACGACATCGCGACTTATGAACGCAAAATCGTCGATATCCGGCGCCAATATGAAGATATCTCCAAGAAAGACGGGTTTGTCATCGACGGCAATCTCTCGCTCCCCGAAAATCTGGCCGACGTCACGGGGCTGGCCTTATGCGAAGACGCGCTCAACCGATTCCACGACACCATCGCCACGGCTGACCCGGGTGCTTCCGATACCGCCAACGCGCATATTCGCGCAATGTCGTTCTATAATTTCTACACATATTATGCCATTCAAAATCGGCAGTATGCGAACCGGCGCGAAATCCTCGTTCAGGTCCTAACCAATCCTCATCTTAACATGAAAATACGAACCAATGTGCCCCTTATGCGGAGTAAGACTTTTCGTGATGTCAATGAAATCAAGAAAGGCGATAAAATGTATAATGACGTATTTGACGTGGTGTTTTAGGCGTCCAGAGTCGGCAATAAAATAGGTATAAACCATCTACTTTATTGTATCATATTGTAGTAGTAATAAATGGGCGCAAATATATCAATGGACGTAGGCGCTGGTTTAGCGTCGGCGGCAGATGCCACGAACACAAATGATACCACCGCGGCGCAGTCGTCGGCGTTTGAAGACAAGTTACGCCAAGAAGTTATTCTTGTGCCGGAGGACCTCGTGGATATTCATATTCAGGCTTCCGATACCGCCGACGCCACAGCCGAAGCCGCAGACGAAGACGCCGACGCCCCCGCGAATCATACACGATACGGCAAAGGAAAGCATTGGAAAAAGAACTTAAAGAAGAAAGGCGCGGACGCCGCAGCCGCGAATACGGTCCCCCCAATCCAGACCGAGCGCACAATAGAGCAACGTCGTGAACAAGTGCGCCCGATTATCGATAGACTCACTGAACTTCAGATGAATGTATCCTATCCAGCGATTCGCGAGTTATACAAGAAACTGAGCGAGTTCATTCGGACGGGCGAAGACGCGAAAATCAAAATCCCCTTCCCGGAATTCTCTCGTAGAATAAAAGGCGAACTATCAAATGCGCCGTATATTCCGTGTTGGGTGAAGCTGGAGATGGAGTAATTATTATATGTAGTATATGTAAGTATACCTAATATGACCGCACTCGATATGCGTAATCATTTAATCCAACGCGGAGGCACAATTATTGTAGTAGTTAACCCAGAAACAGGAGAAGAAACAATCATAGATGACCCGGTTAGCGACTCACGTATTGTATTCGATAATTTAAAAAATGTTATTTGTATATCAGTAGATTCCAATGGTTCTTTTATATTCGTCTGTGAAATACTTTCATTGTCTGATAGAGGAAGAATATTTTTACAAAGTCAAACCCTTGGTCAAACAGGAAAACCTCCACTCACGCAAGACCAAGCATTGTCTAGACCGCGTAATATAGGTCGTGGAATGCCGTTGACACGCATATGTATGAAAGTTGTATTTGTCGGAGAGATGCCAGGCAGAGTGAATGGGCTTTATTCAAAAGAGGTCGTTACTCTTGAAACGGCTCAACAAGAAGTTCAAACACAACATCGAATGTATAGACAACTCATAAGTGGCGGCACCGGGGTGCATACGGCTATTATTCCGGATGCCTTTGGTTCGTGTTTATTGACGTGCGATGAATTTCAATCATTAATACCAAAAAGTAATCCATATTCACTGATTCAAACATTAAACGTTCTGAATTGGATACTTTCAACTGCTAGGTCAAATGGCTTTCAACTGTATGTTTCATTTATAGAATATCTGGAAGGGTTTGAGTCATTTAATGAAACTAACACATTACATAAATTTAATATACCAAGCATTGGTGAGGGTGCAGTGGCAATATTGTTGAAGACTGGTTGTGTATCGGTTGATATGTATTTTAAAAATATTATGATAAATAATCATGGCACAGCAGTTCGATTCATCGATTTCGGAAGAAGGGTTTGTTTTACTAGCCCGGAAGACCTCGCTAATGTAAAAAAGTTGTTCAAGAAGTATTCCAAATATTGTCAACCAGATGAATTAAAATTGTTAGATATGTGTTTTCCTCCATCAGTGCGATCGGAGAAAACAAAAGAAGAAGCGTTGCGTGAAAGCGTCCAACTCAAATTCAATGAATATTGTGATGCGGTGCCATCTCGATTAGAGCATTGGAAAACACTCACCCAACCGCAAGAGAAAGTAAAAGAAGTATTTGATTTACTTACATTTATTGGATTTATTGATTGTTTATACGGGTTTTCAAAGAGAGGCGAAACAGGTGAATATAACCCCCGGATGAAATTTGGGTTATTTATGAATTTATTGTTAGGTCGTAACATGTACCTCCCCTTTTTTATACATGAGATTGTCGAGATTCGTAGTCATTTACACGACCTTGATAATTGGTTAACTCATCATAATCATTGTAATAAAATGTTAATAGGTCTTGTAGAAACATTATCGGATTTATTACAACCAGATGAAGAACTTGGAAGACCGCGTGAGTCGGACAGTTTTAACTTCGGAAAGGATTCTCAACCGGAAGGAAGCAGTCCCAGTCCCAGTCACCATCCCAGTCCCAGTCCCAGTTACCCTCGCAGTCGTAAAAAACACAAGGCCGGAGGCCGTAAACCTATCACCAAAAAACGACGTCGTGTAAAACGCAAAACCCGTGTTTCACGACGCAAATACTAAAACACAATATTGTCATCAATCCATTTTTTGATGCGAATATTCACCGGCTCCAGGATTTTATTCAACCCGTCCACGTAATTCATATAATACTGTGGGTCGTTTTGGATTTTCTGAAGCGTATAGTAAATAATCGTATAATCCTCCTGGGAATACAAATCCGTGATTTTCACGAATATCAAGTCAACATTTGTATCTACGAGATTGTCAATGGGGACGCTCATCGTATTCATCGGGCGCAATGGCGGCGAAGACGTCGGGCTCTTTACCCTAGAAGGCAATTTACCGTCAGCGGTGTTGGCGGTGTCGTCAGCGTCACCGTCGTCGCCCTCATGTCGATTCGCGATACGACGTGCCAAATCCGGATTATCCAGCATACCTTTATACATCTGGAGTGTATGAAGGATATGGATTTTATCGGTTTGATTATACGTCCGTGTCAGATTATTGATGCCCGTCTTCGCAAGTTCGTTCAATAGCGCGAATAATGCGGCGTTTTCGCCTGCCGCAGCACCCGCACCCGCACCCGCAAGGACAGTCTTATAGAACTTATTGAACCTAGAAAACACATTATATAAATAAAACACATCCTCCTTCTTGTCGTTATTATACCACCGCCGCATATGTTGTGTATACCCGGGTGCCTGAATCGTTAGAATATTGTTGTGTATCGCCAACTTGCTCCCAATCGGATAAAACGCAAGAAACCCGATTTGAAGCAGTGCTTGGAGCGGCTCCAAAATCGTCTCAAATCGTTCTCTCGGTTTCTTAAGTTGGCCTGCGATAAATTGTAATGTGCTCTGCATGCGAACTATATTACCATACATTCTAATATATATTTAGACTGTTTTATGACGAGGACGCGGACAATGACGCGGACAAGGACGCGGACTTATAGAGAAATATATTCGTTGACTGATTCACCGCGTGATAGACGTGATACGGAATGTCGTAATGTTCGCACCACGCAATACACTTATTTATATTGGTCTTCTTATATTGCTCCAGTTTCTCCGTGTTCCGGTGGTTGGTTATAATCGACAATGTGGATGTTATATTTTCGATTTGTTGAAAACTAACCATCGCGTTCATTTCTTCTATCTTATTCAAGAAATACAGGTCGTGTTCCTGTGGAAGTATCGATGCCAGTGGGCTCGTGAGAGACGAAAACAGTCTCGCGAACTGTTCTATGATTTTCCCGGAATCCGCAATTTTGAATCCTTGACAGATGACATATTTCTCAGAGTTCGCAATACGACTCGTATGCGGTTTCATTATGACTACATTGTTATAATAATAACACAAGAGATACAGAATATCCACAGTTGGTTTATGAAATACGTCAAATATTTTAAGGATAAATGACCCGCCTTGTTTTTGCATCGCAAGCGCGTAAAACACTTCACATAGAATAAGTTGCGTTGCCATATTTTCTTGATTATTGAAATCCACCGAAAAGTCGAAACCGCCATCCGCGGTGATGATATCCATTTTATTCCGGTATTTCGTCGCGCAATGATGAAAGTTATCCAATGATATCAGGTTGCCTGTTTTATCCGCGCCCGTCTCAATGCTTACATTTGGATGATTTTCAAGGAATGCGCGGGTCTTTTTCCATCCGGGGCATATAGGGTCATCGTTAACAAGGGTCATTCCATAATACCGGTCGTTTCCATATGTCGGATAGTCATTGCCAGTCCCGTTGCTAGTCCCGTCAAATATACGACGTGTCAATTTCATATGTTCTAGTTCTTTCATATATTCATCGTGGAGTTCGGTATTTCGTTTCAGAATCTGGACGGGTGTTCCGCCTCCGCTTCCATTTGTATTACACGCAGCGGCCGCCGCAGAAGCAGCTACGCGCTTATAATCCGACCCGCGCAAATACGAGACAGCCTCGATAAACCCACCCGGACCCTCCGCAAGATGGAATGTATTGATTCCCATTTTATAATCAGGTCGCGCGACGACCGTATTGCTGTATTGCGCAAGAATGTTATTATTTTTCAGGATTTCAATCATTTTATAAAATGAACGCGATAGGGGTCGTAGTTTGCTTATATTGGTTTTATTACCAGCCACATTTGTATGGATATATTCATACGGGTTTGTGAATTTCTTGATATTGTCCCACGCAGTCTGATATTTTTCAATTTGTTCTTTGATATCACATAAATGCGAATATATAGATGACGATACATACACGCGGTCGCGGTCGCGGTCGTTGTACTGGTCCTGTGAGTCCACTGCCGCCGTCGCCGCCGCCGCCGCCATTTCAAGTGGTATGTATTCGCCATCTGTTCCGCGTAATAGGTCTACTTGCGGTAATAAAAAATGATTAAAATAGGATAGAATCGGACCATTGCACGTTTTGTTTTGTATATCATCGATTGTGGCCGCGCCCACAGGAGCAGATGAATGTAATACAGGTTTAAAACAATTCTTGGGCGATTTCTTAAACATGTAGTAGTATCAGGTATATTGTATTATGAAGATGTTTATAAGTCAGTTTTCTTCTTGGTTTGACGTTTGGGAGCGGCAGCGGCGGCGGCAGCGGGGGCGGCGTCCGCCACAGGGACGGAGTCTTCCGGTATTTTCGCCGCCTTCTTTGTTCGTTTTTGTATCTTTTTCTCGATTTGCGCAATGGGCGCGGATGACACCTCTTCTTCTGCCACCGCGCTCGCCGCAGCCTTTACGGTCGTGCTCTTAGGTTTCGGTTTTGGTTTGATTTTCAATGTCGTCGCAGAGGACGATGCCGCTGCTTTGCGTCCTGTATCACTGGTGATTGCCTCCATCTGTTTTTCCGCCTCTCGTTGCGCGAGAATATGTGCGGCAATTGCGGGCTTGGACGCGACATCCGTCGGACGTGACGCTTTCGCGATCTTCTCCAGCGCAGCGATATCGGCGACGTCTTCATCGCCCCCCGATGCCGCCACTGCGGCGCGGTCTTGTTCTTCTTGTAATCCAGCATAACTCAAGAAACTACTCTTCAGTTGCTTGGCGTTGATGTTTCGGTTCTTGCGGAATATGAAATACCGGTTATAGAACGAGATTTGTTTCTCTTCAGGTGTCATATATAACGCAGACCCATATTCCTGTTGGCATCTGCGATTCCATCCGCCGCCACCGCCCGCTTCCTCCCCGCGCTGCTTCGTCTGACATTCCAACTCCATATGATGAAACAACCCGTCAAATGTTGCGGTTCCATCCGGCATCGGAAACATCAGCGTCGTCTCGGCTTCTTCCGGCGTTACGAGGTCAAATCCATAATTCTCTAGGAGTTGTGTCAAGTAGTCAAAATTCACGAGGTATTCGCGGGTGGCCTTATTGATGGAATCTTGATACACCTCGATTTCATACCCAATACTACTGCTGTCAGGCTCAAATTCGGTCTGATGATACTTCTTACGAACCGACCACATTTTCTGGGGGTCGCTGCCGCCACTGCCGCCGCTTAATACGGTGTTCTCGTCGCCCGTCTCCAGCCGCGCCAACGCCTGGAAGATTCGCGCACCATCAAAGCAAGTCCCGATGAAATAGCCGCCCAGTTTCGTACACTCGGACGCATTTTGAAGGAACGTATGTAGTTTGATACTATTTTCAAAGAAGTAGTGGATCGCGAATTGGACGGAACAGATATCAAACCCGTCTGCGCCGCGGCCGTATTGCGGATAGACCCCGCGACCTAATATACTCGCATCCTTGGCACCTTCGCCGAATATCGCGCGGGTTATCAACCGGTATCTCTCGCTGATTGCGGCCTGACCCGCGCGGATTTCCTTACTGCTGTCCCCGTGAATAAACACGGCGTCAGGAATATTCCGTTTTACACGTTTGATATCAAGATACCGCGCACAAACACCGTCGAATTTATGCTCGAGATTATCCTTCGAATAATCAATCCCGAATACAAACCCGAGTTTCGCCGCAATCCACTTCGGTAAATCGCCGCCTTTCCCCACCGCAAGGTCAATAAGCGTATTTCCTGGACGCGCCACACTCATTATCAGTTTGCGTTTTACATACAAGTTATGAAAATCGCGCATTCCTTTTGTGAGTGTGCGGACTTTTGTCCCGCGACCGATATCGATTCCGCCACCGCCGCCGCCGCCGCCGCCCGACTCCGCGTGGTTGTAATAAATATCGTCACTCACAAGTTCATCCGGTATTTCATCACCCGTCGACAACATTTCAGGTGTAATTGCGTTATGAATCGAATGCCAGTTGTTATTTGCGACGTGATACGCATTTCCGTAGTTTTTCCCGCCGCTGCGATATTCCGCGGTTTTATCGTGACGAACCCGTAGGGGTGCCCAACGCCAATTCACCGGTTGGGACGCGTCATAACTGAATTCAACAATTGTTTCATCCTGGATAATATCATTTTCGGTTGTCATCATTTGACTGACTCCGGCTTCGTCGGGGCGCAACATAATATGGCAAATATGTGCGTCATTGTCGTAAGGGTATGTGGGGTAAAATGGCGCGGGCTTATACGTGTCACCCGCGCCACCCTCTGCGCCGCCCTCTGCGCCACCGCCACCGCCGCCGCCGCCGCCCGCGCCCTCAATCACGGACACACACGGATTTAAGTGTCCGTGTTTTCTCTCGTCATACCCGACACGCAGCGTCAGCGTCTTGTATTGTTGAATTTGGACGCATCGGGACATATCAACGCCCGATTTGAATATATTACTGACAAGGTCTTCCTTGTCTTCGCCCTTCTTCGTGGTAACAAGGAAATCAATCGTGTTCATATGCGCGGGTTTCCATTTAAATGAATAATCCCACGTGGATTTGTATAGAGGACCCGCCACCGTATTGTCGCTTCGCACGGTGCTACCGACTCCGAAATCAATCGGAGTAAATATAAGTCCGTCGGTGTGATATTCAAACTGGTGTTCGGCGCATTTACGCAGAATCATCGCACAGCAATCAAAGATGGATTTGCCTGACGACGGACCCGCAATTTCGAACTTCTTGGTTTCAATACGAATGGGCGGTAATGAATCCGCCCCACCAGAAACGCATTTGAGCTGAAGATTCTTGACGAGACTTTCCATCAATGGTAGTCGGAAATTCGTGAGGACTTCGTCTTCATTGGCCGTCGCGGGAAAGAACATTCGCGAACGAACATCGGCCTTATGAACGAAATAGACGTCAAATGCCAGGAATGCGTTGATGAATGCGCCGCTTTTATTGTGGATGACGTGTTCTCCGTCCAATAGTGTATTATGTAGTTTTGGATTTAAAGAGACTGCGCCGGTAAATTGGACGTTCATATTTGTATCAATAAGATAGACATGGCCGGTTTTAGGCGCGATGAAGAGGAGTTTTCTGGCGCCGTCGGCCTTTTCTGTAACCGAATAATTCATACGAATATTGGGGGACTTGGAGTCAGAATCAATTGGGCGGATATTATGCATTTGTAGGGTGTATGAATTCGGGCCAATGAAATGTTTGGGGCGTAGTTCGACCATACGAGTCGCGCGTTCACGGTCGCGCCGGTCTCGCTGCTCTCGCTGCTCTCGCTGCTCTCGCCTTTCGCCGCCGCCACCCTCGTCGTCGTCGCTGTCGCGAGTCTCGCGCTCGTCAGGATAGAGTAACTCATAATACCGCCGTTGGATACCGCGTATTTCTGATACGGAAACCGGATAATTCGTCCCCTGGATTCCCGACATTACGATTTTAATCATTTTACGCAGATTATCCATCAGATGTTTGGGGTGGTTGAACGCGGTTCCTGGACCCACGAGGTCATTGATGACTTCTATCTCCATTTCATATCGAATCGGGCTTTCAAGAACACGCGCGGCATCAAATGTCGACGCGGAAATATAACCCGTCTGGTCTTTATGCGATTCCTTGACAACACTCATATCGATTTGGAATGGGAAGTCAGGGTGTTTCAGTGTCGTTCGGTTGATATACCGAAACGTCTTCTTGTTATCATTCCAGGATTTCAAAATCGACCGCGCGAGTGTGCTCGTATTTGCGATATGCTTTTCACGTTGATAACTCACCTTGAAATTGAAGTCGTCAAAGATGACGGGGTGTATGGTATCGCCGCCTCCGCCGATGCCTCCGCCGCCGGTCTTCGCATACATTTTTTGTGTAAATATCACATATTTCTCATCCGGCATATTCGTCTTACAATAATTCTGAATCTCATTGATGCCGTGGATTTCTGCGCGAATAAGCGACAACTTGGTTTGCCCCGTTTTTTGGTCGATGAACTCATTCTGTATTTTCAGTGAATACCCGTTCTTCTTCTCAATCGTAAACCCCGATGATAACAATTTTTGAATCACCCCGTCGAAGTTTTCTCTCGTCGTGGGTTTATTCCCGCGCGTGCCGAATCGTATCTCCAGTTCAGGAATGCCATCTGTTTTATCAAGGCAGCCCTCTAAATAATGGGATACGATTTTTGCGAATTCGGATTGTTTCACAGACGCGGAAGCGGGAGCCGCCGCTGCCAATGACGATGACGAACCGCGTTCTCTCGGCATTGTATATGTATATATATTATATCAATAGGATAATATTTATACATTATTTATTCAGATATATACTTCAATTTTATGTCTACACGCATTTACAAATTGACTCATATAACTCTGGTTTCGTCTTTCGTTTTTCAGTCCCCATCGACCCGAATTTTCCCGGAATAATATTCACGACAGGTAAGTTCAGTTTTTGTGAAATATCGACAAGGTCTTGTAACTTATAGGCCGTTATTCTGCTGATCGGAGCAGAAATACTCTCCATCAACCAGTAATTCTTGCGAATATATTTCAAATACCCCGCCTTTATTCTATCAGGACACACATACAATGCGTATTTTCCTTTGATTTTTTCAATAATGAACCCGGTGCCGCCACCGCCACTCGCGACTTCGTAATATTTCCGGTCCTGGACGATACATACCGAGAGATTTTTACACAGGGCGATGGCCTGTAATGTCTCCAATCCAATAAATGGTTTATGTACAAGGCTTTCTTCCAGTGCGTTAAGTTTGAGTTTATTCGCCTTTAACACAGGCTTATTTTTCCGCAGAATCTCAACCAAGTCAAACTTAAATGTATTGGATTCCGTGTAGTGATTTTCGATGATTTCGTATTTTTCAGTGCCGTATAGCATAATATACGCAGCCCACAAAAGAGAGTCTTTCGAAGACGCATTCAATGTCGCGATATGTGAAGTCATAACTTCTGGATTGAACGCGGGCTCGGGCTCTGGCTCAGTCGTGGTGTCGTCGTCGTCGGACGCGGTGTCGGTCGTGGTGTCGTCGGTGTCTGTCGCGGCGTCGTCGGTGTCTGATTCAGAAAGTGCTACCGCGACAGGCACAGGCACAGGCACAGGCACAGGCACAGGCACAGGCACCGGCACCTGCGCCACCGAACGAAAACACGATACATCGTAATAGACCATATATTCGCTTATATTTTCCGCAGTAAATGAAAAAGAATTATATAGACAAGGAATGACGAGTGAAGACGCCATTGTATACTATATATCATACACTAAATATCTTTATGCGTCTTATTCTCGAAGAATTCCTTTGTTAAATGCTGCTTCTGCTCTTCTATTTCATTCAAATGTTTCTCCTGTTTTATGACATATTTCATATACTCTTCTAATTCACGCAATGTCGTGTCGTTTATTTTGGAGATATTAATAAAAACTCCATTTTTATTTTCATTGATTTGCGTGTGTTTTGTATGTAAAATGCGCAACACTTCAATTTGATGAATCACTGGCATATTTTCAATTCCGTCTTTAAGTGTCATCAAATAATTCGTCTTCGCCTCTACTTGTTGGGCGATAGTCTGTAGTTCATTCATTGTCGTGAGACTCGCAATCGCGGTGGTAGCCATTTTATAAAAATATCGTGATGAAACTTTATACCCTTTCACGGCGACGACGGCGACGACGGCGATGACGCGTCTAATAACATCGCAATGATGGTCACGTGGGTATCGTGTAATACATATCTGCGTCCGATGATTTCTACGGTCAATATGTCGTTTTCTTCAATCCGAGTGAACAGTTCGTTGTTGTTATTCATATCACGCGATAGAAACACTTCAATTGGCGATATACGGCCGGGAATCAGTTGTGTGGCGCCTGCGCGGATACCCGCTTGGGTTATTGTCTTGGCAACGCATTTGATGACGGCGCGTTCGTCTGGAAAACAAATGAGGCAATCCGCCACGATATCGAATACAATATTGGCGGCGGCTAATGTTCCACACGAGTGAGCGTAAATTGAAACTGAATACGGGCATATATATCCTTCGATAGAACAGTAGCCTTCCAACTGTTTCGCCAGTTCTGTCGCCAATAATTTCGTCACATTAACACCTCGGGTTATCTTATAAAATGGAATCGTGAGCTTACGCTTGATTCGTTGTTTGTTGAATAGCGCCGGGTCACAGTAATGTTCGACGACTGGCTCCTCGGGTTCGGCGACTGGCTCCTCGGGTTCGGCGACTGGCTCCTCGGGTTCGGGTACGACGACTGGCTCCTCGGGCTCGGGCTCGGGCTCGGGCACTTTTATTTTCTTTTTAGGTCGGATAATGGTGGTTCGTTTCGCAGTTGACATTGACAATACGGCAACAGACGCCATTACGATGAACGATAGCTATATCAATTATAGAATTATGTTTATATCTTTATCAATTTTATTGAATCGTTTGATAAAGATTATATATAATCGCAAATACGTATCTCGAACGCCGACGCCGACGCCGACGCCGACGCCTTCGCGATGATTTGAAGCGGGCCCGCGCAACCATAAATAGCGTCGTCGCGCAACAATGCGTCACATTCTTCTTTCGTTGCGTGAGGATTGATGGGTTGAAGATTGTGTTTGTATACCCCGTGCCGTAAAATACGGCAATTGAACTCGTTAAGAGAAATGACAAACGGTTCCTCGCAATGAAGGCAAGTGAATACATGGTCCACCATTTCAGTAATTAGAATATACTTCGATTGTAATTACTGTAATTATACAAGTTCGCCAATCACCGAAATGGCCTCATCGCCGATTTCAAACCGCTGGCCAATAACGCGCACACGTATTTCTTCCTCTTCTTGAAGCCGCGTAAAATCCGCGCGGTCATAGTGATGGTCTCTCGCAATAAAAACGACCACCGGTGTTTTGGGTTCATTCAATGTTGCGCGAATACCCGCGAGACTGATATTTTTAATCACGCACGTAAATACGACACCTTCTACGAGAGAACACGACTGACACTCGTATACTACGTCAAATATCGCATTCTTCCCGTATAAGTATCCATTGGAGTATGTGAGGATTTTCACACTTCCGGGGCGGATGAATCCTTCTGCCATACACTTTCCTTCCACGATTTTCGAGAGAATATGTTCTAGTGTGTCTTTTACATTACGGCCGATGATGCGGAACGGGATTTCTAATTTGCGTGTGAGTAAAATAGTGGTATACATACCGTATTTGGCTTTGGCTTGGACGACGCCTCCGGGCGCGGGGAATGCGAATTTTGAAATCGTAGCGACGGAACGAGGAGGAGGTAGCGCAGCGGACGACGCCGACGACAATGCCTGTGGTGGAGGTGGAGGTAGCGCAGCGGACGACGCCGATGACGCCGACGACAATGCCTGTGGTGGAGGTGGAGGTAGCGCAGCGGACGACGCCGATGACGACGGCGACAATGCCTGTGGTGGAGGTGGAGGTAGCGCAGCGGACGACGCCGATGACGACGACGACAATGCCGGTGGTGGAGGGGGAATATTCGATATTGACATTACGATGCTACTATACCATTATACTTTATTTATCCGTTATAACCGTTCGACATTACACAACAATGCTTCACCTGGCGCGAAGAACCATTTGCGACCATTTACGCGTTTAGCATCGAATGCGCGTAATAAAAACTCCTGAAAAACACACAGTTCTTTTTGGGTTCGTTGCTTCGTGTTTTCAATCGTCAGTTTATACTCGTCTCCCTGTGTAGTCATATTCGACATTAGAATCGTATTGATGATGGTGATGGTATCGGTTTTACCGGATTGGTCGCATCGCGCGCCTTTATCGCGCTTCTTTGACATATTTTTAACCTTGAAAATAAGATATTCCTTCTTGAAAAAAGATACGAACCCGACAAGCATATTCATATTCTGGATATGGTCTGTCTGGAGTTTTCCTAAAAGAAGTGTATAATCGCGTTCGTCTTCCGGTACCGCAAGCACCCATTCTCGTGTCTCGTATCGCAAGACGACTAGCGCATATTGTTCTTCCTTTTTCTCGTGAAATAAGAGGAGTCCACGGTCTTTGGGGGATTTCGGATCAGGATTCGCCGCTGCCGCTGCTGCGCGTCTCCCCACAAGAGGTCTCTCTATCACGTGTTGTTCGTAATAATTCAACATCATTCTCTCGAATGGAGACAGTAGATGGACCGCGCCGGCGCTCGCGGCTCCTGTTGTCGCGGCTCCCGCGCCGTAATTATTCTTTTCATACAGATAATTTATGAGTTTAAGACTATCTTCAAAGAACAAGTGTTCTATTAGATTCGCAATTACGAGGGCGTAGAGTTGTTCTCTCGTCATTTGGAATTCATCTGTTTGAGAGATTTGGTCGATGACCTTTCCACAATAATAATACCATTCATCTTGTTCCTTCGTCGGTTTTTCATATACAGTCTTACACGTTTCGAATGTATCTGAAAGTGTCGCGATAAAATCCTCTATTTCATTTACTGGAGGCGATGGAGATAACGATGGCGATAACGATGGCGATAACGAGGGCGGCGCCGCCGCAGCCACCGGTTGTTCTTGCTGTATCTTCTTCAATTTATCCACAATCTTCTTATTCGGGACGACCGCCGCCACCGCCACCCCCTTCCGAATATTCAGGTAATCTTCTGTGACCTCTCCTGGAAGAGGATATTCCACCGCCGTATGTTTATAAGGAATTGGCGTGCTTCGTTCGTGAATACTGGTGTGTTTATCGGTCAATTCAATGGGTTGGAATAAGTAATAATCCCCGACATTTTGTATACGCCCAAGGCGTCCGTATTTGTCATTGACGTATTCATTGGGGTCGGACACCATTTGTGTGAGCGCGAGATTGATTTGTGCGACGGGGTATTGGCGGATGGCATTTACGTGCGCGATGATTCCATTCCTGCCCGTTTTCTTATAAAAGAACGACTCTTTATACAATTCGCGGATTTTGTGGATGATTTTATCCAGGTTCATTGACATAAACTTCTCATTAAATGTATCCAGGCGGACATCGCCGCCTCTTCGGCCTCGGTCGCGTGCCGGGCCGCCGCCGCCGCCGTCGCTGTCGCCGTCACTGTCACTGTCGCTGTCGCTGTCGTCACCGAGTCCATATAACTCCTCCTGTTCTTGAATCGGCCGCCCGTTTGAAAACGTCGGACGGCACGTATACTCGCACCGTTCCATATAATCGCACAATGCAGAATAAGGCCGAGCACCAACCTGATAGTCTATTTGTTTGCGCGACGAGAGATTCTGCTTCACCACCTGGTTCAATTGCGCTGCGGTCTGTGTATTATGCTGGATATTGAGAAGGCAATCCACGGCTGATGTGCGGAGCACGCGAGAGACTGCGCCGATTTTCACGGATTTAAACTCAGATAAACGATACAAATAAAGGTCAATCGCCTCTATTTCGGGATTCGTCAGTCGGGTTCCGTATAAATACAGCTCCACATTCCGTTGTGAAAACGGCAGGCGTTTGTGGCTACAATTCCGGATAGCGCGTCCAATGATTTGCTCCAGCAGATTCATATTATACCACGGTTCCAGGATATGGACTTGCCGAATATTCTTGAAATCTAGACCTTCACTGCCCGCGACGGAAATAATAACGACTTTCACGTTTTCGCCGTGCGTATTATCTTCGCTGGTGAGTGCCTTCAATTCGAAGAGATTATCGGGGGAAATCGTGGGGTCGCCCGTAATCACGGAATACCGCGCAGGACGGAAGGGCTGGTCCGGAAACTGTGCCTGGTGCTGGCGCTGGGGGAGCATCGTAATCGCGTCAATACTCGGGACGGGCTTACTGCGGAAAAGCGACGAATTCGCACCCGCGGCACTATAACGCGTAAAGCCGAGCTCTTCTAATGCGAGTGCGATGGGGACGACACCGCCGTCAATATATTGACTGTATGCGAGTATAATACCTTCACTTGTAAGTACACGGTCGCAGATATTCTTGATTTTCGCCGAGTATCGTCCAATATTGTCGGGGGCGAAGATGCGCGCGGATGCCTTCGTGGTTGTTTCGCCATTGGGCAACTTAAAGGCGCGCGTGAATTCGGGGCGGTATTCGAAATTCAGGCGCATCGGTGGGTTGCCGGTTTCTTCATAGGACATAATATGCCGCAGGCCTTCCTTGCCAATACACGCCGCAATATCAAACTCGTCATTTGGGTCGTTCATATACTCGATGAGAGATGGGTGCGGGTATACGATATTCAGCGATTCAAGAGGTCGCTGGACCGCCGCATATCCAATCGTATCCATATTTTCAAAAGAAGGGAAATCCTCGGATTCAACGACCGTGGAATCGTCGATGCCTCCGGCGGGGGCGGCGGCGGGCGCCTTTTTGCCCTTTCCTTTTCCAGTGGCCGCCACGGCCGCCACGGCCTTCTTCCGCCTCATCATCGCGGTCTTTTTATAAATATACATTGCCTTCATATCGCTAATAATAAACCGATACGCTGCTTCTTGGATATCACCCGCCTGGGTCATATATACATCAATATGCTCGATAGGTTGGTCGATATGACGCCCGTTCAATTGGGTTCGCGGGTATCCCGCGCCCGCTGCTCCCGCTGCTCCCGCGGCTACCGCTGCTCCCGCTAACGCTCCCGCCAGCAGCGAATGTTGCGGCGAGTGTTCTCTCGGAAATATCCGATAAGGAAATGTATACGGGTTCTCGCCACGCACAAACGAAACATATCCGGTCGCTTTCCGAATCAATAAATCCTTGCCAATCTCTCGACCTTCCGCGTCCAAACGAAAATTCCCCCGGTCATCAAAGACATCCGCGATGTCGATCGTCGCGCGTCGGTCATTTAGGTTCATCAGGTTTATCAGCCACACAATCTCCTTATAACTGTTATACATTGGCGTGCCCGAGAGAAGCAGCAAGCGCACATTATTGACCTTCTGGACGATTTGAAAGAGAATCTTCGCCACACGTTTATCGCGGTTATCATCGGTGATGCGAATATTATGAACTTCGTCAATAATAATAAGCGTATTTGCGAATAATTTGCGCAACTTCGTGAATAATTTGCGCAACTTCGTGACAGAGAGCGTTTCGATTGCGAGGGTCTCCATATCAGCGGCTTTGGCGATTTCTGCGGCAGATTTGCGGCCTTTCTTCGCCACCGCCGCCGCCGCCGCCGCCACCGCCCCCTTGCCTTTGCGCTTGACTTCGTGTATCACCGCATCATCCTTCGAAATCCCGACACTTGACGCGTGTGTCCGCGCATAATTCGCGAATTCATTATACCCGAAAAACGAATAATGCGACGAAATCAAGCGCCGGATTTGTTTAATGATATTGTCACGCGTCAGCCCCTTCATATTCATCGGGTTGATTTCTTTAATGAATTTATTCCCCGTACACGCGCGAATATTCCATACCCCCGGCTCAATCTCTCGGAGTTCGCGTTCGTCAAACAACTGAAGCCGGAAATTCTCTTGGACGTTGGGTGACGCAATCACGATGATTTGCTGGGTAATCCCCATCTGTTTCATATAATCACGCATCTCCTCAGCCACGCTAATCGCCGAGCACGTCTTTCCCGTGCCGAGTCCGTGGTATAGCAACAAGCTATTATACGGCGTTTCGACCGAGAGAAAATTCCTGACGAATTGCTGGTTGGGCGCGAGCTCTATCTGTGCGTTACAGAGAATCTCTGCCTCCTCTTCCACGCTTTTCGTATTGTCCACATCCATCTTGGTATCAAAGAACTCTTTCCGAAGGGCGATTTTGGTATTAAAATTGGGGTCGTTTAGGGTGGGGTAGAGGCCGTCACCCGGCAATACTCCGATGTCGTGATTGCCTGGTTCGTTACCGTCACCCGGCAATACTCCGATGTCGTGTATGGTCATCTCTCGTTCAAGCAATTCCTTTTTTAAAAGCAGCTTGTTGAACTCCTTACTAAATGGGTTATTGATTTCTTCGGGCGAGAGGCGTCTGCGTCCTTCTTCGAGGTCGCGTTTCATTCTTTCGATATTCACTCGGGGGGTCACGGCGGGTGCGGCGGGTGCGGCGGCGCTGACTTTCCCTTTCGCTTTTGGTTTAATAGTCCTTTTCCCTTGCGGTGTCGCCGCCGCCGCCACCTCCGCGGCTTCTGCCGGCCCTGGCATCACCGCAAGCGCAGCAGCCGCAACCGACGCCACAGACAATTCCATTGGCACATTTTCTTGTTCTTGTTCCTGTTCCATTTTTATTTCTATTTCTAGGTATGTAGTATTATACCCCCGTGTTCCTTTATATATCTACACGAAATAAAAGGGAACGATAAATCTCAGAATATTCTATAGCGGGACAATATGTTATTGATTTTACGCACAATCCCGATTTTTTCTAAATTGTAAGGTCGCACTGCGAGAATACACTCTTCAAACGACATCCATTTCATAAGTCCTACCTCCATAATGTCGTGTGCTTTGTTCGGTTTCTTATCTAAATCCACCATCGCGAGGAAATACTTCTGTTTATAACACTTCATATCCGACCCCATAAATATCTCTTCAAATGGCGCGATATTCTGTATGACATTGTTGGCGGTGATGTCATACCCCGTCTCTTCCAGACACTCTCTCAATGCGCACGGCAGGTCCTTTTCATTATAGTTCCGCCGGCCTTTCGGAAACCCCCACTCCGTCTCCATCCATCGCGTTGTGGATTCATCAATGAACTGTTGGAGGGTTTTAATGCGCCCGTCCTTCGTGCGTATCCCCCCAAGCACCTGGCGATACTTCTCAAACGATACGTGCTCTTCATTTTTATACTGACTCCCGCGCGTATACTCGCCCCATAACAGACGCCATAACTGGTCGAATGTAAGTCGCATCAGATTCGACTTCTCGGCCATCGTCATTTCGTCGATGATGCGCTGGATATACGCTTCGTCATTGAGCGAATATTTGCCGCGGATGAAATCCACGAATCCGAATGAATCGCGGCGGCGTATCATAAGGAACTCGGGGCCGGTTTCACCACATCGGAATGCGATGACGCCGATACTTGTGATTGGTGCGCGGCAGTTGTTATAGACGTGATTGTTTCGGTTACAGTTATTACAGAAATATTTATCCGCAGTGGATGTGGACGCAGCCGACGCTGCGGACGCCGCCACCGCCGCGGCTGGTGCTACCGGCGCGTGTTTATGATTCCGTATTTGGCTAATTTCCAAATACGATAGTGCTGATTTAGGATTATTTAGTTTTACGGCCTCGGCTGCTTCGGCTTCGGCTTCGGCTTCGGGTTCTTTGGCCGCCGACATTTGGATTTCAGGTTCTATTACAATACGCTTATCGTAATTATGTTATTGTTTTTATGTCATTTCATTGTAGTAATGCTAAAATTGGACGCCAGGATATGGGGTCCGCAATACTGGTTTGTGTTAATGACTGCGGCGGTGAATTACCCCGACCATGTCAATGATGTCACGCGTAAGAAATACTACGACTTCATCCAGAATTTCCCGATGCTGATTCCGGACCCCGAAATGTCGTCGGAGTTTGCGCGGATGTTGGATAAATACCCCATTACGCCTTATTTAGATAGCCGCGATTCGTTTATCAAGTGGGTCCATTTCATCCACAATCGGTATAATGTGCTCCTTATGAAGGACGAGATGTCGCTACACGAAGCGCTTGAGAGATACTACTTACACTATCGCCCGAAACCGATACAAATCTTGGAGGAGCTGAAATACCGGGAGAAGTTGGTCTATCTATTGGTGATGGCGGGGCTGGGATATGCGGCGTATTATTACCATAATAGGTGAATGCGATTATGCCGTGGTTGAGCGGACCATAATAGGTGAATGCGATTATGCTAGCGATATTATTCGATACTATATATAACAATGGTAAAAGCCGAGTATATCGTTTTTATTGTAGCAGCATTCCTTGTCGTAAACACATACTATGACGGGCACCTGATGAAAATGTTTCAGAGCAATCAAAAATGGATGAAGATGGCGATGTTTGCGTTCGCGGGTCTCTCGCTCTTCCTCTTTCTACGCCGTAATCCGGAAAACTCTAGGCAGTTGATGTATCACGCAAATGATATTATAAAGTATATGCCAATAAGCAAGGGGACAGCGGATATGATAACACCGTTTTTTGATATGACCGGGGTTTCGCCCCCGAACGACGGCGGTCAAACGAGCGGAGCGAGTGGCAATGCGATTGGCCGCGCGATGAGTAGCGCGATGGGGGCAAGAACTGCGCCACAAGTTGCACAGCCGTCGTTGGGGGGCGGAACCCCGGGCGCAAGTGAGCGCCGTATCCTCAATTCCGGCAAGAATTCTAGCAAGCGCAGTGTCAGTGAGACCAAGAAGAAGTATGTCGCGGCACAGCAGGGGTGGAAATGCGGAGACTGTCAGCGTCAATTGCCCGCGTGGTTTGAAGTAGACCATGTCATTGCTTTAGAACACGGCGGGTCCAACCACGTAGATAATTTAGTCGCTTTATGTCGGGATTGCCACGGAAAAAAGACGGCGATGTCGTTCTTGTAGGTTCCGGTTCGCGAAACGCGATGTGACGGCCGCATTAATATATCTTATAATTATAACTGGGTGTCGTTATAATTATAATATTACAAAAGATATGAATCCGGCGTCACCGGCGTCGCCGACAGCGCCGTTAGAAGAAGCATTACACATAAAAACACTATTAAACTATCTTCCGGTTATTGTATTGTCGGTTATTTTATTAATAGGTTTTGTTTCCTGGGATGTTATGGAAAATAATTGGGCGGTGTTTACGACACTACTCATCGTATGTTTATTTGCCGGGTTTGTCAATTTTTTGAATCCGTATCGGTTTCTTGCCGCTAAAGAGGCGTTATTGTTTCCGCCATCTCCAGCAGGATCACCTGCGATGAGCCGTTGGGTATATTTTTTTATGATAATCGCAATACTGGGTGGAATTGGTCTCGGTTTTGGTAGTTTGGGTATTTCACAATCAGCGAAAACCTATGACCCATCAAAGGGGTTAATGTGGATTGGCGGCACACTGCTAGTTATCACGTTTATTCTTTTCATTGCGGGGGCTGTAAAACAAATTAGTACTGCTGGGTCCCGACCATACGTATTCGTTAATAATATATTTTCAACCAAAGGTATTATTGGCGGATTCATTGCCGGCATTGTCGTCGGTATTCCGTTGGTGGTTCACGGTAAAGAAATTGCCGATAAAACCGCCAGTTCCGAAATCGGGGATGTTGACAAGGAAAAATTCAAACAAGACCTCGCAACCAGTGGCGCAAATACAATGTTAAGTGTAGGTGTTATTTTACAAATCATTGGATTCGCGGTGGTCGGGTATTTCATATGGCAAAATAATACGATTGCCAATGCCAAGATTTCACAAGGAGCGGCGGGCATTATAATGGCCGCATTACTGGTAATGGGGTCTATCTTTGTTTCCAAAAGCCAGAGAGGCCCTGGATTTGGGTCCGACAATACTGCGGAAATAGGTTCATTTGAAAACAAACCATTTCTCGTCCACGGAATTGTCTACATCATTCTCGGGTTTGCGTTTTTACTCTTATTGTTGGGGTTGTTGTCAGTAAAACAAACCATCATTTATAAAAGCGCATTCGGGTTATTGCTAGTAGCATTTCTGGTATTCATTAGTGTATCCATTTGGTATGTTGTGAATCAAACAAAGACGCCACCTAAGGATAACTTACAATACACAACGAACCCTTATCATCAACAATTAAAGGCGGAAGTCACCAAAGATTTACAGAAAAATGCGCGGGGGAATGAGGTCACGGACGGTGATGTGACAACGGAAATGGAAAAACGACTCAATAAAAAAATCCAGACTCCAAACCAAGTGCTAACGGGCGTATTTTACGCGCTGTCAATCGTTATTGCGGTTATGATACTACTATTCTATAATGTTCGGTTGAAAATGGCGGATTGCGGATATATACCAGGTTCATTCGGTTGGGGGGATGCGTTGGCATATGTGTTTAAAAATAGCGCGTGTCCCGCAGCAGTACAAGCTAATGGCGATACTTCATTATCCGGTCTTGGGGAAGCATACCCAACCAAGGTGAAAGAGGACAAAATGTTGTCAAGTGACTGGGACACAATCTTATCCAAGAAAGACACGCCCGCCGGCTCCAACAATTTCAACGGAATGTTCGTCCGTTTCGCCAAATGGTTCTCACTCATCCCCTTCTTATCCATTATCTTGATTGTGATGTGGGTCTCTATTCTTTTTACAAATATTACAACAGACCTACGGACCAGTGCGTGGATTGCGGGTAATTTTACCGGGGATATGTTCCCCCGCGTGAAAGAGTTATTGGACACCTTTTTCATTGTATTGATTGTCGGTCTCTTATTATGCGGAATCCTGTTACTTCCAATCGTGAAAGAGCTCAATGTAGGCGGGCTTGATTCTATCTTAAAGTTTGCCGAGTCTATTCAGGTCTGGCAGTACCAGGCGCAACAGAACGACGGTGTATTGAAAAGAATTCTTATGGCGGTTTTTGGATTCTGTGCGGTCGCCGCACTTGTATTATCGGGGTGGTGGACGTATCTCCTCCGCCCAAATAAACAGGTCGGAGAACCAAATATTCCCGATAATTGGGAATGGTATATCGCGTTTGCGGGTATTTTTGCGCTTTGTTCTATCCCGGCGTGGTATCACGGCATCCCCGGTGGGGCGATGGGCGGTTCCACCACCGATCCGGACTTCGCGAAAGAGTGGATACTGACACGCATTCTTCGTCTATTTTTTACTACAATCTATTTGGTTCCGTGGCTGATTGTAACATTATTCAAGGTGGTTATTTATGGAATCCTTGTCGTTCTTTCTTTCTCGCGTGTAGACTCCATCAAAGAAAAATTCAGTCAGGAACTAGATAAACTCAATTTTACGAACTGGGATTCAAAGGCAACCGACCTTCGTATGTTTCCATTGGACGCCACACTGATAACGCCGGCGAGCGTAACATCCGTAGCGGCTGTGGCAGCGGTGGCACCTGCCCCTGGAACAGCTCCCACCGACCCCGTCGGCATCGACGAAACCAAAGTGAGCGCCATCGGCAAACTCATCAAGGTCATCCTACTAACAATTTCGTTCGTTATTTTGATTCTCGCGGTCATTTACTATGTATACAAGATTGACGCGACCAATCGCGCGGGTGGCGCGGAACAGGATGTCGCCTCGGGCGGGTTCGTCGCGCAAATGAACTCGCCCACAGCACACACCATTTATGTTATTATGGCCATCGTCGCCATCGCCGGGTTCGTCGCCTATCTCCGAGACAAATTCAAGACCACGAACCAGAAAACACCCGAAGACTACCTGTTCAATGACTTCAAGCCAGAGGACATCAATAGTCCGATGCGCCAGCTCACATTCGGAATGACGCATATTATTTACGTTGTATTGATGATTATTGTGTGGGTCTATGACACCGAAAAGGACGACAAGAACCGGATGTCGGTCACTGGAATGACCGTATTGGGTCTCGCCATTCTCTTCTTTCATTACGGGTTAGAGTTCATTGATAATAAAGATTCGGGCACGGGCACGGGCACGGGCACACCCCCGAAGATGGCGCCGATGACGAACCTCCTAACCAATATCCGCTTCATTATGAACACGATCTTCTTCATCGTGTTGTGCGCCCTCGCATACTACAAACAGCACGGTGTTATGGTCGCACTCATCGTCTTTATGTTCCTGTTCCATCTCACGAAGTCCATCATTGGAGTGAAACTCCTGAAGTTGCTGTGGGCGTGTATTATTTATATCCCGTGTCTCTTCCTCGACTTCCTCCAAGGGTCGCAAAACGCGGTCGGCGATACAACGCGCCCCATCTGGATTATCGTCGCAATTGAACTCCTGCTCATCGCCATTTTATACGGCGGACCTTATTTACTGAACTACATTGGCGCATCCGCCTCGCAAATCGTGGCCGCACCTGTGAGCCTCAAACAGTTATACGACACGAACTTGACAACACAAAGCCCGCAAATCTTCATTTATCACAACACGGGGGTCGACCGCACACCGGAAGATAAGGCGGCGAATTGCCCGGCGGAAGAGAAAAAGCGGTATCATTATTCCATTTCAGGGTGGTTCTTTTTGAATAATAACGTGACAACAAAGAATTCCGATTTAGAGATATTCAATTTCGGAGATGTTCCGCGATTGACCTATAATCCATCCAAGAACGAATTGAAGTTGTATTGTCATCATTTGAGACCTGATAGCAGTATTACAGATGAAAAATCCACGACCACCGAAATATACAATTCTAGGACAAATTACAATGCGGCGGTGAAGGACGGTTCTACCTCGGACACGAAGCGGGCGAAGATTCGGATATTAACCGATAACGAAGAGCTTGATACCGACATCCAACTTCAACGATGGAACTATTTCGTCGTGAATTATGACGGGAAAACGATGGACTTCTTTATGAATAACAAGTTGATATTTAAGAGCGACTTCATTATGCCCGATATCCAATTGAAGCCGATTACGGTGGGAAGCACGCCCAATAACCGGGGGCTCAACGGTAGTATCTGTAATTTCGCATTTCACAAATACCCGCTGACGAAGGAGCAAATTCGGTGGACGTATAATATGCTGAAGACGCAAAACCCGCCGATGATTGGAATGTCGACGATTCAGGACGAAGTAAAGGTGGCGGGGTCGACTACGTTGTATTCCCGATGAAATGGAATGGAATGGAATGGAATGCGCGAACGGAAGCGGAATGTATTATTTTATATATCTAATATTTATACGAATCAAATACTCATACGATTATGAACTCAAAACTTGTTCTCGCAATCATCGTCATTCTTCTCCTATTGTATGTCATTTTTAAAGCAATCACGACGAATTATACAACTTTAGGAAGCATGCAAAAATGGGCGACATCGACCATCATACACGGCACGAATCTACCCTCGAGTTTCAAGGCGAATACCGCGATTTCTGTCTGGTTTTACATTAAGAAATGGGTGTCTGACGCCAAGGTGATTGAATTCCAAGGTGCTGCTACTCCTCCAGCTACCAATATCATTTTTCTAGTCAAATTTAAATCAAACACCAACACCATCCAGATTTTCCCCACGTCAGGCACGCCTGGCCAAAATGAATGCGAAATCGCGGATTTCCCTCTTCAAAAATGGGTCAACCTCATTGTCAGTTTCAACGGTTCCGCGATGGATGTCTACGTCGACGGTAAATTAGTGAAATCGTGCGTTGTAAATAATGGTTCAAAACTCAGCGAAACCCAAAAGATCACTTTAGGCGATAGCACCAAAATAGTAGAGGACATCGGATTTATCACCAATGTCAAACTGAAGGCTTCACCAATCGCACCCCAAGAGGCGTGGGATATTTACTCGCAAGGATTCGGCGGAAGCCCTTGGAGTGACCTCCTCAACAAATATAAGGTGAAGTTGAGCTTTATCGTAGATAATCAGGAACAGACCAGCGTAAGTACATAGCGGAGCGAAGCGAAGCCGCGAAGCCGCGAAGCCGCGGAACCGAAAACAACCCATTCACGACAACAACCGTGAATGGATTGTTTTTTTATTTGATATATATAGTAATACGACAGAGCGACCGATTATATATAATGAGCGAAAGTAGTGGCGATGGCGGCGGTGGTGGCGGTGGCGGTGGCGGTGGCGGCGGCGGCGGGTTTTTAAGCGGAATATCATCCAGTTTCTCAAAGCCGGGCGACGCCGGTCTCTCTGGGTCCGGCAGTGGCGCCGGCGGCGGGTTCGGTCTGCGAGAATTTATGGAGTCCAATAGTCTTGTCGCCAAATTCGCCTTTATTTTGATGGTGTTTATCGTGTTTTCAGTCGCAGTCAAACTCGCCATCATCGGGTTGTCCTATTTGATGCTCCCGACAATGTCGCCTTACGTCTTGGACGGAACCGCAAATACGGAAGATATGGCGATGAATGTTTCACAAGACCCGGCGCAAAAGGATTCTGTCTTTATCGCGCGGTCGATGAATGAAGACGGTGGTTTGGAATATACGTGGTCCGCCTGGTTTTTCGTGAATCAGGTTCCACTTGAAAGGGATAAATGGTCGAGAATCTTTAGCAAAGGCGGCGAGGGAACCAAGTCTACTTCTGACGGAATCTATTACCCGAATAACGCACCAGGAATGTATATCCGGTTTTCCAACAAAATAAACGAAACGAATCCCGATAGGACCGACGCAGGCACCAATGTGTCTTTGATGGCCGTTGTGGATGTCACTGGAAAGACGGATTCAACCAACAAAAAAGAGAACCTTCACGAAAAACTCATCACAACCGACATACCTATGAAGAACTGGGTAAATGCCGTCGTCCGTGTCACCAATAATGTGATTGATTTGTATATCAATGGCAGGTTGGCCCAGCGTCGCAAAACCGCGGGCATCCCTCTCCAGAATTACGGGAAAGTGAATATCGGCGAGGATAAGGCCAAGGACCGGTTTAGTGGGTATATTTCCACCATCCAGTATTTCAATTACTCTATTGGTGCGAATAAAATCAAGAGCATCGTAGATGAAGGACCCAATATGAAGATGATAACCAGTGCGGGCGGAGATACAAGCGCGACGAAGAATGTCGGGTCATACCTCTCGAACCATTGGTATATGCGGTAATATTTTTTTACATTTACATATCAGCAATCAGCAATCAGCGAACGATACGATACGACGATACGTGTAACAAAATATAATGTCTGTGCCTCCTACCTATCTGCAAATCCTACAGGTCACGAAGACATATGGAATTGATGTTTCATTTTCACTAACAGAGGTTATGGCGGGTAAGAGCAACAGCAGTGGCGCATATACCTTCTCTATAACTGCCTCACCCCCACCAATTACGATTATTGGAGGCGTTGCGACCATACTCGCATATACACCAAACGCCATAATCATAACCGCAGCACAGGACGCATCAGGGAATTATAATGCTGGTAGCACAACTTTCACCCTCCTGGTGAATCGCGGAGTTCCGACCTATCAGGCAATCCCATCCGTCACAAAGATTTTTGGAATCGATGTATCTTTTTCATTATTATCGGTTATGTCTGGGGTGAGCGACAGCAATGGCGCGTATACGTTCACCATCACAGGGGGTGGGGCGATTATTTCTATTAACAACGTCAGCGGCATTGCGCTTATTAATAATGTTGTATATAGTCCATCAGCCACCATAACCGCCTCACAAGCCGCATTCGGGAATTACAATGCTGGTAGCACAACGTTCAATATCCAGTTGTCTCGCGCGGCAACGTGGACACCACAATTAGAACAGACGATAACAACCGGTGGCGATGGACAACCTGTATACGGCGACGTCTATTTTAATATAACGAACGAAGGCTCCGGGACATCCCAGTTTAATGTATATTCGTTGGGTTATTCTACTACATTTCAGCTTATATCCGGCACATTTACGATACCTGGTATTCCTGCGGGCGTCGCGCCGAGAGATACGGATGTTCCCGCGGAATTACTGAGTCGGCGCGGGACACTCATCGGTGTCATTCCGTTGATAAACCTATCTTCAAATAACACGCGGACACCCATCACGTTCGCGTTTCCGACGAATTCTTACGCCATTTCGGTGGTTTCATTTAGTAGAGACTATTATGTAATTCCACAACCGTCGGGTGACCCGAATAACGCTGTCGGAGTATATACACGCCCTGGAGCGCCAATTGTGCGTCTTCCTTACAGAAATGCGCTCGTGATTAACGGTATCTATGACGTTTCGGGCGGATATCGTTATGACCAGGTAAACACTACATTACGGATGGAAATCAAACAATCCCGGTATGAACCGTCTATGATAGGCGATGATACGGTTAGATACCTTGAAAAAAAGATTGTAGTTCCGCTGACATTAACAAAGGCGGTCACTAATATTGGAATCAAGCCGTTCACGGGTGTTGGAAGATATACGATACCCGGTTCCGACACGACCGGGATTATCACGCGCGAATACCTGGACGGGTTTATTGATTTAAGTTTTTCACAATTTGCGACGACAACCCGGAAAATCCTCCTGGATGGTTCGCCTGATTACGGGGATGTCATTTATTATTTGGGTTTGACGGGGACGCGCACATTTACGTTTGACAATGATAATATCGTCATAAACGACAATAAAATCGTATTTAAAAAAGTAACGGTGTTGCCCGATGGCACTCATAATTTAATACGTATCAATTTTCTTCAAGAAGAGACACCTGTATACAAGCGGTCGGCGCAGAGAATCGGCGATACAGTCGGTTCCACTACTACGATTCGTCTCCAAATAAACAAATCCACGCCTACATTTGTTGGTCAAATTCCAGCGACCAATACCGCTGACCAAGTGTATCGTCTACCCGACTTGAATAAAATGACAACCGAAGGTTCGTTCATTCTTACGCCGCCTCTTTCCAATAATACCGACTCTTCCTCTAATTTTTTATTCTCGTCAAGCAATGAAAGTTTATTACAAATACGGGCGTCTGGTGGCACAGGCACGGGTATCGGGACAGCCGATGGCGCGGTGTATACCGCATATATCTATGGGTCCGGGACCGCAACCATCACGGTAACCCAGCCAGCAACAACGAATTTCAACCAAAAGGTAGCATATTTCAACGTGAATGTATTTGAAATAACACCCGCCATTATCAATTGTAACACCAATTTATTTTATACCAATCCCTACAACCGCGAATTCT